ATGTCGCGCCCATTTCCTAATGCCTTTTATGCTTATATTGTACCGCAGTTTGGCGGGGTAGTTGTACCAAGTTAAAGACTATTCTTCCTTATACGGACAACTTTCTTTTCCTTCATATTCCCGACAGCACTTAAAGTGCATATCTTCCTCTTCTGCTTTCTCGTTGTGGCAAATACAACCATCATTAAAACTTTCTCCTTCTATATCGTCAGAAAAAGTTTCATGATATTTACAATCAAAACATTCCATTTCCATATCCTCCCTTTTGTGGTTTCCGACAGGGGAAAACTCCCCTATCAGAGTTAAATGGATAGGCAGGAATCGAACCTGCATATTAGGCACACTATAGCCACGGAGATTTGCACTCCTTTTCGTTTCGGATTGCCTCCTACTCCGGCTCTTCCAATTAAGCTACTATCCACTTATGCACCGAATAGTCCCACACAGCTCACGGTGCTATGGTCTGCTTCCTTATTGTCGCTTTCGCTTGCCGCCGCAGTCATACTATGTATGCCGTTCTTTCAGACCTCTTCCACTTTGTCCATTTTCTGTCTGCAAGGACTGTGCAATTTATGCGTTTCTTAAAAACTCCCCGACACTCCTTTTGAGCCGCACTTATTCACTCCGAAACGCTATCAGACCGCTTGTATATGCCCACAACATAGCCGCCGTATCGTCATGCTGTTTCGTACTTGCTGCCATCTGATAAGTTTTTTCTGACACTATTACGGTAGGTAATCAGCCTTTAGAAGATTCTCACAATACCCAACGCCCTTACTATGATAGTGTTTGGTTTTTGTGGTATTGTAATTATGATACCATAAGTTTTAATAAATTTGTACCAAGTTATACGCAAAAGAGCAGCATCACTGCCGCCCCTTGTCGTGGGAGATTTTTTCATCAACGCACATCTCGATAAAAGCAGATAAAGACATTCCAGCTTCTTTAGCCGCCGTCTGATACTCTACTTTCTTTCCTTTGCTCGCCATAACTGTAATTCTATCATACTTTTCTTTTTGATACTCATTGATATACGCAAAAGCCGCCTTTTTATCTGCAAAAGCCATACCTCCTTACCTCCTGTCAAAATTTATAATATCACTTCAAAGAAAAGATTTCAAGCATATTTAAACTTTTTTAAAAATATTCTTGACAGCATATTTAAACTATGCTAATATAGACTTATCAAAGGAACGGAGGATATGGGAAACGGCAAAAACATTATGGGAAACATTTGAAAGTGCATATTTGAGCGCAACTCGCATTCCTTGGAGAATATACGGAAACCATTCTCACAAACTAATCTGTGCTGATTATGGCTCTCTCAAAGATGATGATACTCTTGACGATTTGGAAGTTGTCAAATGCACCAAGAAAAACGGATACTGGCGAATAGTGGTAGCTGATTAACCACCCACCCGGCGGGGTTGCGCCGGGAGAAAGAAGGGAAGATATGTATAATGCAAATAACATTAGAACATTAAGAAAAGTAGTTAAGGAAATGAAAAAAGATGAAACACTATATATCAATGCTATCTGCCTTACCACTAATGCAATTGAACAGCTTCGGAACTATATAAAAGAAAACATCCTTTTGCCGGACGAATCAGAGGTCGAACAGCTTTACAGTGATATACAAGCAGTTATGAGTGGGAAAACTATACTTCCCCAAATGACATACATTAGGCAGTAATTTCCCCCATCCCTGCCGGGTAATGCAGGGAGAAAGCGAGAAGGATATGACAATAATTTATGATGTAATTGCAAAAAGACATAGTAATTGCAGTCGCCCAGACGTTATTCTCTTTTATGACGAAGATAGAGAAACAGCAATAAAATTCATGGGAGATTATGACAAGAAAAACGGTTTCACCATTTATGAAAAGGATGGAAGATTTACAATAGCTGATATAATCTTACGCGAGAGAACACTCACCGGGGAGGAAATAAGCCGGAAACCCTATATTAAAATTTTTGACGAATGTGGTAGAAGGAGAAAAGAAGAACAGGCGGTAGGATAACACCTACCGCCCTTTTTCTTACATTTCCGCAATTTCCCTTGCGTATTTTTTCACGATTTCCCTTTCTTCCCGGCAGTCAGCGTCGCGGCAAATCTGCTTTACCATAGACGATACGCCGCACATAAAGTCCTCTAATGCGTCGAGCATACGTCCTTTGCTCCCTTCGTCCCGGCTGTTGGAATATTCCATCTTCCGGCTCCTGTACTCGTCCATATCGGTATCATCACCGGACAGACGGGAATAGTGGCTCGGGCGGTGCATATATTCCCCGGTGCGCTGGTTGCGTCCTCTGCGGTATGAATTGCCGTTGTCGTAGTTATCACGGGAATACCCGCGGTCACGGCTGTTACCGCCGCCATAACCACCATCACGGCTGTAATCCTCCATGTCCCGGCTATATCCGTCCCTGGAATACTCGCCGCCATCCTGCATCATGTTGATTTTGTCCACGCCTTTCATAATCTCCACCAGCTTATAGGCATTGTCAAGGTTGGAAGAAGTCAAGCCTTTTTCCTCAATCGCTTTTAACTCTTTTTCTGCGTTTTCTCTCAATTTATGCATAGCTTAGCCCTCCCTGTTAATCGTGATGTTTGCGTTCTGCATATCAATCGCCTGTGTGGAGGTGTTTTTGATTGATACCTGCACGCAGCAACCCTTCGGAATCCATACATCTGTAGCCATAGCCACATTGAAGTAATCGCCAACTGCTGCCGGGGTTACGATTGCATTTGTGGATAAGTCTGCCTCTCCGTTGATTGCGATTGCAACAGATATCGGGCCAGCCGTTCCTCCATTCGCAACAGCGATATTGCCAGAAAAGATTACCCTGTATTTTGCTCTGCAATTCTGCGTACACCCACGAACTGTAAACTGTCCGCTTCCTGTTCTATGTAAGACAAGACCTTTATTGCAGCATGATGTTTCCCCAGAAAACAAAGCGTTCTGATTTTCCTGTATTGTCTGTACAGGAACATTTACAAATTCTGCCATGTTATTTTCCTCCAAATAAAAAACTACCAACTGTTTATAGCTGATAGTTTCTGAATTTCTGTTATTTTCTTAGTTCTGCTGGAAACTCTTGTATGAGTGGTTCTTCCCATATCTCCGTAAGACTGGATTTCATAAAGAGGGGAATATCTGATTTTCTACACTCATTCACAATATCTTCAATCCACTTTCGTTCCGGCACAACCTTATCTTTTCTCCGTCCGGTTTCTGCTCCTATAATTACCCAATCAATCCCTCTAATGTGAAATTCTTTGAACGGTTCTAATAATGGTTCGATACTAATAAAAGTTTTGATAGAATGATGTGTTGAAAAGTCACATTTATTTCCCATAGGACCAGTCTGTGACCAACCAAACCACATATTCGGCGGCATATATCGGTCAAGTATCTTTTCATACCTCTTTGGATTTTTCGTAAGAAAGATATAATTGTGCTGTGGTGCTTTCTCGCAAGCCTTAAATACTTCCTGAATCCAACTATCCGGCACCCAATCACCGAACAAATCCGCCATAGAGCAGACAAATATGTTTCTTCCTTGCTTTCCTATGTAATCATTCAAGCGATATCTGTGGAATGTAGGACTAAAACTGTGCGGATATGCAAGTGCTTTTCCGTCACTTCCTTTTATCGGCTCTGATTCATCAAAAACATTTGCATATTTCTGTTTTCCTCCGAATCTTTCAGCAATACCTCTTGCATAGCAGTATTCGCAACCATGCAGACACCCAGTAACCGGATTCCATGTGCTGTCGCACCAATCAATCTTTGTTTTGTTCATGTAAATTCCCTCCACAATTTATTTGATATGTATATTTTATCATGGAAAGAACTTGCATTTGTACCAAGATAACAGCCACAGAAACCCACAAACTATCAGCTATATTCAGTTGTCAATGTCCAGTTAATCGCAAAAGGACAGAATCCATGTTCTGCCCTCCCACGTTGTAATAACGGCTCATGCCGAACATTTCCGATGTTTCACGGAAAAGATACTCTTTTTTCAGTTTTTAGCAGTTGCCGCACTGATTGCAGTTACCGCCCCAACCGCCTCCGTTGAACTGTCCGCAGCAGTTTGTCGGGAATGTAACGGGCTGCGGTGGCTGAACAACATAGGCAGGTGTCGGGCAGTCTGCACCAAGTCTGCGGATAAGTTCGGCAGTCTGCGCCTGCTGATTAGCTGTGATAAATGCGTTCTGTGCCGTCTGGCTTGCCTGGAATGAAAGTTTCTGGTTTTCCAGTTCAAGCGCATGAATACGCTCTGCCTGTCTGTTAGCTTCCATCTGGTCAAGCCTTGCAATAACCCTGTCAGTGTCATTGTGGGTAGACTGGATAATGTCGCAAGTGTTCTTTGCGCCAGAATACATCAGGTCTTTAATGTCCCCACGTACATCACAGCAGCACTGCTGTGCGTTGAACATCATGGTTGTAAGCTGCTGCATAAGTGCTGCCTGCTGATTGCACCTGGACAATTCCGCCTGTGCAAATCCCTGCATTACATTAGTTCCAAGGTTATTTACTGCTCCGGTAACGGCATAAGTGCTGTCACAGATTCCATTGCTGATTCCGTCCAGCTTAGAGATGATAGACTGCGTGTCAAACCCTCTCTGAAGGTCTGCCTGTGTCGCAAATCCCATCATTGCGCCGCCAGCACCATTACCGCCGAAGCCGCCTCCCCAGCCGCCGAAGCCTCCCCAGCCGAACATGGAGAACAGGAAGAAAAGCGCAAGCATTCCCAACATGTCTCCACCCCAGCCGCAATTATTGTTTCCGTTGTTGCCGCTTAACAGAGCAACATCAGAAGCTGATAATCCGTCCGAATTCATGTAACATATACCTCCATATGTGATTTATTTACAAAACCGTCAAGCGGTTATGTAGCGATTTAAAACATTCCCTTAAATAACCCCTGCGCCATTTGTGCCATTTGATTAGCCTGTTCAATCTGCTGCTGATTGACTTTGCCGGAGCGCAAAAGCTCATTCATTTTATCCTGTGGGTTTACACCCTGCATTTCCTGCCGGAACCGTTTAAACTCATTCATCATCTGGGAGAATTTATTTCCCCCTTGCGCCGGAAGTCCGCCCTGCGCCTGTTTGTTTCCCATCATTCCCATTAACGGATTCGCCATTGCTCACAACCTCCTTATTCGCCTTTACAGGCTGTTTTTCCTGTGCATTGGTAAATTGTTCAATCATTGCCTTTAACTGCTCAAATTCGCCCCTCTGGACGTATTGAGAGAGGTCTATTTGTGGTTGCTCTGTTGGCATTGCCTGTTGATTGATTTCAGATTCTGAAACTTCCTGCACAAAAAAAGCATGAAATTCAGGGCTTCCAACCTTATTAACAGATTTATGGTAAATGTATGGATTATTGTTATCCATCATCCATACTGCATGACCAGGCTGTACAATCTGATTCTTTGCACCCTCAATTCCTGCAACATAAACCCAATTAACATTTTGCGTTGGTGCCGTTTGCTGTTCTTGTACATTCTGCTGATTCCAACCGTTATTTTGTTGATTATAAAAACTCTGCATAAGCATATTTCGTCGTTGCATATATTCCTGCTCCAACTGCGCCATTTGCTGATTCAGTGCAGGATTTATTGGTAATGCCATCTGAACGCCCTCCGATTTCTTTCTATGGGTAAATTTTTGCATAAAAAATAAGCCCTTAACAGTATCAAAAAGTACCGTTTTAGGCTTATATAAGTTCTTAAAAAGTTGTCAAAAAGTTACTGATTTTGTATCACATTTTTCCAGTATACGTTTTCAATCCATTCTTCCATGCGTTTTGTATCTGTCATTTTCAAGACTTTCCTGTTCACTCTCTGACTTATTTTCTTAATATCGTCATAGTCTAAAATTTCCGCACATTTTGCAAGAGGAATGTTCTGCCGCCTAAGTTCAAATACTTCTGCTTCTTTTTCATCAAAATTGCAGAATGTACGAAAATATTCAACTTGCGGCAAAGTCAAATCATATACTTTCAAATTTATCCCTACCTCTTTTTCTTCTTTCTCGCTACGCCTTTAGCTTTACCGTTCTTCTTGCTCATTCTCCGGTATTTCTGCCCCATTCACAACATCTCCTTGCTCGCCAGTGTTGATGTTATTATAGCCGCTTCCGTCCTGCGTATAGCTTTCAAACTCATACTGATTAAGGAAAAAACGAATCCTGCAATAGTGGCCGCCCACAATGCCAACACAACAAAGAAAGCAATCATCCACCGTTTAGATTGTCTTTTAATCTCTGACAGAAGCTCCAACACAAACACTTCTTTTTCTTCTTTTTCCTTCACATTATCCCTATTTTCCATTCCCATACCTCCAGTATGTATTCCCATCATTATAGCAATTTTAGGGAGGGGTTGCAATCAGTCTTTGTCATATTCTTCATTGTAAATAGCCTGACCGCAATTCTGATAATGCCTTGCGTATGGACTGCACGTCCATTTACACGACGGGCACGCCCAATCCGCCTACCGGCCCGCTTCTGGGTTATGGACTATTTTCATTGGGATTTGTTTTACTTTCGCTTTCCATTCCCGTTCTTCTTTTTCCTGTTCAAATTTTAACTTACTCAAATATTGGCTCGCAAGAAGATTAACCTTAGCTTCTAGGGGTCCGTTCTCCAATATGTCAATATATTTTTCCCTAAGTATTTTTTCTGATTCAGACAACTTGAGCGTCAACTTTTGCATTTCTTCTGCTCTCCTGGTTTCTTCCCTTAAATAGTCTAAGAAATCTTCCGGATTTTCGTTTTTAATACCACAAATGCTATATATCATTTATCCCCTCTCCCAAAAATAAATAACATTCTTGCCACCGCTATCCCATGTATCAAAGTATTTTCCGTCCACCACCGTCACCACATGCCCATCAAGGCCAAGCACATATGTCCCATGCGGGAAATTGCAGCAGAATTTGTAAACGTCCATAGGGTAATCCGGCTCATAGCGCACATATCCGTTGTCTGCCAGATATTCGCCCCATACTTTGTTTGCTGACAGAACGTCCTTTTGACGGTATGCAATCTGCACAAGGTCGTCAAATACTTCGTTCCATGTGCGCCCTGTAGCCTTACAGCACGCGCGAATGGCACAGTCGCCGACTCGCTTACCTGGAATAGGATTAGGATTGTATTTAATCCATACGCTCATTATCATACCCCCATATATATCCGCCGCCCATTCCTGTTCTGCACCATTCAGAAATTATAGCTTTGGAATATTTTAATAATTCCGATGCAATGCAAGCAGAACGGTATTTTGCAATCAAAACCCCATCTAACGTTTTCTGATAAATCGGCTTTGATTTTGTATCAATAGCTCTCTTTTTTGCTGTACCGTAATTGTTATTATACTGATATGTACACCATTCAAGATTGGAAACAATGTTATTAAGTTTGTTTTCATCTTTATGATTTACACATGGCAAGTTTTCGGGATTAGGAATAAAGGTTTCAGCAACAAGCCTATGAACTTGAAACTTTCTTCTGGTTCTGTCCTTTAAGTATAATGTCACAGTATGATATCCAGAATTTATCATAGTAGGCTTTAAATAAAACTCTTTCGGATTACCAAATTTTGAGCTTTCCCGAAAACTCTTTACCCTTCCAAGATTGCTGACCTGATACAATCCCTCATATCCTTTTACATCTTTCCAAATTTCCTCGCTCATCTTCCCTACCTCCTACCACAATTTTACAACAGATTCGGGCGGGGGTTGTACCATTTTTTAGACCTCTTTTATGCACAATGCAATGCTCTTTTCTAAATTTGAAGTAAATTTGAAGTAGTAAATAATTTTTAATCTGTTTAAACTGCTTAAAATAAGGTATTTATTGATATTATTAGCACTGTCAAGGGGTGAGTGCCAAAAATTTGAAAATACTTCCTCAAAGTATGCCAAAGTCTTATTTTTGCGGTAATTTAAAAACCTGTCAAAATTAAAACTACTTCAAATTTTTATATACTACCTCATACTTTTTATAAATTTGAAGTAGTAATTGAAGTAGTAATCACCCAATCAATTTAATCTTTTCTAATTTATCCATCTCTTTACGATTACGTTGTGCAGAAACATGGTTGTATATTTCCATGGTTACTGAAATTTTGCTATGACCCATGATATATTGCAATACCTTTGCGTCCATGCCTGCTTCTGCCATTCTTGTGCAACCAGTATGCCTTAAATTATGTGCTGATATATGGGGAAGTTCTATATCTATATTGTCCATACTGTTATATTTGTTTACAATATTAAGCAATAAGTTGTTTATTGCACTTGGCATAATCGGATTATTATTCTTTGTAGAAAATACAAAATCACTATATCCATCAATCACAACATTTGTTCTCCAGCCTTTAAGCATTTGATTTTGCTTTTGACCTAGTAAGGCTTTATGCACATATGTTGTCATTGGAATTATTCTAACACCAGAATCCGTTTTTGGACTATCTGCATAAAACTTGTATCCTGTACCACACTTCTTATATATTAACTGGTGATTTATACTTATTTCCCTGTTTTTAAAGTCTACATCATTCCAAGTTAATCCGATTGCTTCACCACACCGAACCGCTGTGCCTATCATAAATACTATCATTGGATAATATGAAGAATATACTTTACTTTGTTGAATAAATTCCATAAATGCCTCTTGCTCTTGAACCGTTAATGATATTCTTTTATCTGAATCATTACTAAGCTCTGCCAGACAACCTTTACATGGATTTTTTCTTATTATGTCATCATCAACCGCAAGTTCAAAGCAAGGAGAAATCATAGAGTTAAATGCCTTTATAGTCGAATATTTCAGACCTCTTTCTAAAAGCAAGCTATAAAATCTTAATATATCTGTTTTTTTTATATCACATAATCTTTTCTGTCCAAGCTCATTATTTCGCAAATTTCCATTCCACAAATCAATATAATTTTGCCTAGTAGAATTACAAATCTTCGTTTTCAGTGATATGTACTTATCAAACTGCTGATTTAATGTGATTTCGGCACCAACTGTATCAATATTATCTGCTATATCCCTACTGATTTTCTTCTCTTTTTTCCGTAAATCTGACAGATTTTTTGCATACACAGACTTTCTTTTACCAGAATTATCATTATATTGATAGACATACAAACCATCTTTTCTCTGACTTTCGCCATTTTGTAAAACCCGCCCTTTGTTGTCTTTCCGCCGTACCATCATAGCTCCTTTCTAACCAAAAAGAGCATTGCACGTGTATAAAATATAACACAAACAATCCTCTTTTTCAATTATTTGTAACAGTAGGATAAACTTTAAAACTCTAAATAACCTCTTTTCGTAATATGTACTGTTCAAATCTAACCCGTTTTATTAAATAATATGCCCCTTTTCTTAATGCAAAATCACAATCTGGCTCCTCTAATAAATCTCTAATCCTATGTACACCTATGTTACTGTATTCCGCAGCCTCATCAATCGTAAGTAATAATTTTTGCGGTATGGATACATTTTCTTTTTGTTTCATTTATTTTATTCTCCTTTTTCGATATATGATTTTACTTCATCAAAAGAAAATTGTGATTTTATAAGGTCATGGGTATAATATTTCCATGTTGTCTCCAGGTCATTTCTAAGCAATTCAGACATTTCAACCAAAGTATTTGCTACGGTTTCAATTTCAAACATTTTTATATTCCGTTCCTTTCAGCTTTTTTTGATACCTTGTAGCAGCTCCATTTGCCTTGGCAGATTCCGCACGCTTAAACCCACTCACCTTAATACGCTCATATTGCTTCCTTAAATCGTGAGTTTCAGCGAATTCATTAAATTTCTTATTCTGCTCTCTCAATTTATATGCAAGTTTATCATAGTCATTCTGCAAAATATTCTTCACATCTATTTCTGCTGTAAGGTCAATTTCTTTCTGTTTTACCAGAAGTTCCCTTTTTGTTTTTCTGATGGCACGCTCCATAGCTCGTAATTTCTGTGAGTTAAGATATTGTTGTTTTGATTCTTCACTATCTATAAGGTTTCCTGCTCCATCAATTAAATTACCGTCTTTATCTCGCCAAGGATTACTTATTCTTTCATCATACGGACCGAAGCTGTGGCGACAATTATAACCATCCAGACCGTTTGGTGTTCCATATCCTGTAGTTTTTATAAAATCTGGATAATTTCCAGTATTAGGAGAACCGCCTACTTGCTTTCCATTTTCCTCAAATTTCCCCTTTACAGATGTATATTTTTGTAAATCAGCGTCAGAAATATAGAAAATTCTGCCTTGCCAGCTCATGTGGTTAGCTGGTTCATCTTTATCTGTAAATCTAGCCCCAGTGTGAGCAGAGGTAATAATTAAATTAGTTCCTGCCTGTTTCACATATTCCATGGTAACTTGTCCCGCCATCTGTGCCATACTGCTTCTGATACAACACAGGACAGCGGACTCTAATGTTCTTTTTGTTCCAGTAGGGTATAATACTTCAATGCCTTTTCCTGCATATCTATCAAGTATGTCACATACTGCTGCTGAATAGCTTTGTACCCCAGCCGCAACCTTCATATCAACTTCATCTAGCATATTGATAAGGTCTTTCTGTGCCTTATCCATGGTGGAGCGTGTCAGATTTTGTAATTCCCCCAGGCTCCGCTTATACTGTGCGTTCATAATTTCGATTACAACAGGATTTTCTAGCGGAGGCGATACCTTTATCCCTAATGCGTCTAAACTGTCTGAATCAGTCCCCCACGAAGTCAGAACGGCATCTTGCAATATCGCCCGAAGTTCCTTTCGTGTTAATCCGGTCAATTCTGCCAGCTTCTTTTCAATGGCTTCCCGGCTTTCTCCCATCATGCGGATCTTATAAAGCAGGCGGTCAGCAGTTCCCGACATTTCCCCGGCGGTCAACAAGCGTCCGGCAATATCAGACATGATAAAGTCCTCCAACTGCCTATATAATTCTATTAAACGCTGTTCTTTCCCCTCGAAATACTCTGGTTTTAACATCAGCCTTTCCCCACCTCGTCTTTTACTGCCTTAATCCATTCGTTTTTATGTAATCGCTTTGCTTCCTCAAAAAAGTGGTCTGTTGTCCCTGGTTCATGGTATACAAGCGGTTTTCCAGTCGGGAATTTCTTCTCGTGCTTTTTCGCCCACGAACTTCCGTTTGCCGCAAGATATAATTCTCCTTCGTAAATATAGTGGCTATATGGTGCGCCATACTCCAACACTCCGCCATATATCCCTTCCGGAAATGTTGCGCTACCCCTCAATCCTCCGTTTAAATGCGGTACAAGCGGCTCACAATCCTTTTTTACGGCGGCATTCAAAACAGCTTGTGCGTTTTTCAAATTCCTATCAATACGCTTTGTGTCAATTTTTATAGACACATTTCCAACTGTTGTATTTATTTTTGCCACATCATCACACCCTTTCAACATTCCCTATGTGTTCTCTGATTCTCATAAAATCACCCGAATATGCTTTTCTTCACCACAACGCTTGTCCTTGTGGTATTATTGATAATCTCTTTCTTTGGTGGAATTGGCTGAACCGCATTATCCACCAATTTACAAGAAACAAATTTATAGCTTGTCTTTGTCTCTTTCCATGCCATACCCTTTTCTATTGCTGTTTGTGTGTTCATGTATGCCGGATAGCGTCCGGCTATTACTTCTTGCTTTACTTCCTCATAATTGCATGAGGGGCATTTTTCGACAAGACATTCCTCAAAATTTCTATATGGACACTTCATTTTCCTATTCCTCCCCAAACAATCGTTCTTCCTCTGGCTCCTGCTCTGCCTTTGCCTCTGCTACCATTGCAAGAGCTTCTTCTTCGGTATATCCCCTATGTAGGACAAGGAAGCGTGCCTTTGACATATATCCTTGGTTAGCAAGCTGTAAATCTAATAACATATCTTCCTGCTTATTTACTGCAATATCCTCAAAGTCACAGAATAATTCATAATTTCCAAATTCTGTCGGAATGGTATCACCGTTAATTACAGACATGGAATCAATAATGTAAGCTATATCATGGATTGCCCCGACACGACCATCGCCATTGCTTTCTGGTCTATCTAGCAATGCCCTGTAAGATAATACCGTATTAACTGTGCGCCTTTCTGCCGCCTCTATTTGTGTGGCTGTGGTTGCTACTATTCTCTGACCATTAAATACATAATAGCCAATATCCAACCCAACTTTGGCAGCTATGATATTGAGATAAAAATTTATCCCTTCTATTCGACTTGCAACCTGTAGTTGTGGTTGCCACTGCTCTACGGGCTTGCTATCGTCTGTCAGCCCTAATCCAGTATTAAAAATGAATTTAGGAAGCTTAATCCCATTCATGGTCGCATATTTGATAACAGACTGGTCAACCATCATCATAGGGGCTGATGTTTCCGTTTCCGTCCCCATAGTTGACATTGCAATATCCAGCCAGCGCAATTCTTCTATACACTCTGAAAAGCAGGATACCCCGAGGGGGCTGTCTGGGTCTATGGTGTTGCTGTATGGGTTCTTTATGTACACAAACAAAGGGTTTTCAAGGTTTTCTGCTGTAAACTCTGGAACAATGTCTGCCCACTTAGTATTCTTAAGAGAGATTTCCCGCCCTATCTGGTCTTGCTGGTCCGACACAAAGGCCTTGTTGGACACTCTATACCTGCGGACTGATACCATTTCCCCGGCTTCGCTCTTCTGCGTGCTGTCCTCGTACCTGTGCCACTCTGCCCTGGTATAAAATTTCTTACCCTTCTGGTGAAAAGAGAAGAATATCACTCCGGTAATATTTTCATTGCTGTCAGAATCTGTGACAAGGAATCTGTCCGGCGGTATGTAGTCTATTCCATCCCCATTCCACTTTGCCATCACACCGCCAAGCCGAATCACCTTTTCCATGTTTTTCTGGGCGTTCTTTAGGAAATGGTCATCAATCGCTTTCTGGATTCTCTTGGCAGTTTCCCCAGTTCCATATTTTGACTGCACCTTAATGTCAATATTTTGCGTAATCAACTTAGCCAGTTCACGGGCTACGGTGTTTGAAAAGCGGATTGTCCGGGTATCGCCCTTTACCCACGGCGGCTTGCCACTCTCCAGCTGCTGCCACAGCTTAATGGCAGCGTCCATTTCCGGCGAAAGGTACGTTTCCACGCCGAAAGCCTTTTCAACTGCTTCTTCGTATAATTCCTTTATTGTCATTATCTCTTATCCTTTCTATGGCTTTCGCTCCCCTGTATGGCTTGCGGTGTTCTTTGCCGTGGGTGATGGATTTGTCAAGGCTCATGGTTTCGGCTTCTCCATCCATTTAACGCAATTATACATATACTCATGTTCACTTTCAGCAGAAAAACCAGTTTCGCTTATTTCGTCCTCAACAATATATCCCAGAATCATCTCTCCATGATTATCACAGCACAAAACTTCTTTATCTGGCAATGTGCCTTGTTCACACAAAATCCAAATACAACTGTCTAACCTCTTTATATTTTCCGCCTCTAATTCCTCTATGTAATCATCTTTATGGTCACAATTATGGCAGATAATCGTAGACTTTTGCGCAAACGGATTTTTGATTTTCTCATTGACTTTATCAGTATGCCAGCGTTCTAATTCTTCATTTGCCGCTTGCAGCTTTGCGGATAAGGCTTCTATGGTGTCGGCGGCTTGCCCTAAAACTCTTCCGAGCCGCTTACCTTCAAAAATTTCAGAAAGTTCCCTCAATTCCTTTACCTGTTCGCTAATCATGCTCATTCTGTCAATCCTCCAATCACAGTTTTTCCCGCATTTAACTGAACAATATTCGCACCTTGCTTTTGGACATGGAGCATTTGTATGTTTGCATGTAAACGCAACGACATTCTTTGGAACATGGCACTCCTTATTCTTTCTGTTTACACATAGAAATTTGTCACATATTTCCATTTCCCTATCCTCCCCTTACCACATTGGCAGATGCTTTAATCTATACCGCCTGACTTTAAGATTTCGTCTATTTTTGCATCGCCCTCAACACAATACTTTTCAAAAAGATAATCTTCCAGTCTTTCACCAACTTCATCCACATCATAAGCAGTGGGAATATTGTCCAAATTTATGATTTTTGTCATTGCGCACCCCATAGGGCTAATTACCGCTTTTGTGATGTGGCAATATTTTAATTCATCCGCATCAATTAATCTCATAGTTTCCCCTTTCTACCACATAGCCACTTTAATATTTCCACCTCAACCGCCGCCGCAGGAATGTATAGCAAAAATAGCGGTCGCTATCGAGACAATGATCGAACTCCTTTATCACAGCATCCTCTGGGCTTTCCATATCCCATGAATACAGCCCGTACTCATTTATGGTCGCTTCGCAATCCTCATGATAGCTGATTATCCCTCTGTTTAGGAATGTTGTCTGTACCCGTATTCCGTCCAATACGTCATTTTCTGCGCCTTTGGCAATATACTTTCCGTACTTCTTTATGACTTCGATAAAAGTAGCCGCTGACGGGTCTACTATGATAAGCGATACCTTTCTATCCCCAATCAACTTACATATTTCTTGATAATGCGTTTCATCATCTCTCCGTATTCCGGTTTCCTTGCTGTCATAGTAATATTCATATTCCTTTTGTGCGTGCCGCCCATCAAACGCCCACAAGCCAGCAGCAAACGGATTTACGGTTCCATGGTCCACAGACACTACCCATTCTTTTTCACCGGTCATGTGTTTGTCTTTGACGTGCTTGTCCTCGTCAAACATTGAGTAGACAAGACCTTCTGCCACGCACCACAGCCCCTGGATGTACCGCTTAAAGAACACGCCCACATACATTCCACGATAACGGGCTTTAATCCTCTCTGACAGAGATAAATTGTCGTCCATAGTGAAATGCAGATATACAAGCCGCTTTTCCTCTGCCTTATCAATCCAGTTGACCTTGAACCAGTGACGGGGGCTGTCCGGATTACAGTTAAACCACATCTTAGAACCATCAACAGACAATCGCCCAGTTGCCTGGTTTACAAAGGATTCCGGCATAAGCGCCACTTCATCAAAGAAGAAGCCAGCACAGGTTATACCTTGCACCAAATCCTGTGACCGTTCATCCTTCCCACCAAACAGATAAAAGTAATTTGTCATATCTCCTTTTGATACTATCAAGAGATTGTCAGAGCGTTTGTCTATCACAGCATATTTCCGGCTTTTTAGCATCAGTTTCAGCCAAAACAGAACATTTCGCCGGAAGGAACCAATGGTCTTTCCTGCCATACCGAAATTCTGTTGGTTGAAGCTGTTCATAGCCCACAGCACATATGACAAGGACATGGACAGCGTTTTACCGCTCCTGATTGCCCCGTCTGCTATGATTCCGTCCATGTCCTTTACTGGGCTGGCCGGACACCACCAAGTAAGGACTTTCTTCTGCTTGTTGGAGAATGGCTTGAACTGGAATCCCTGCTTTTGCACCTTTGCTTTCATTGCGGCGGCGCGTTTTGCAATGCTTTTGCGGATATTTTCTATGCGTTCATCAATGCTGTTTTTCATATTCTCTTATTCCATACTTCAATCGCTTCTTCTGGAGAGTTTTCGCCACCTCCCATCATGGCCCCACATTCCTCACATGAACACCAGAATATATCCCCTTCTGAAATATCCATGTCAATATAAGCGCCGGTTTCAGGGTCAATTACTGGTTCTTCGTGTCCGTTATCATTCAAGATACCTCACTTTCCTCCCACACTTCTGCCGCCGTTCCGTTCAGCGCGTCCATGAAATTATCCTCTGCTTCTTCCTCCGGCTGGCTGTCCTTGACCTGGCTTTCCAGTTTCAAGAGTTCGATTTCAAGCTTCTGCTTATCTAACTGGTGTTTCATTGGATTGTTGATGAACTTATCTATCACAATCCCCATTGCAGTAGCAATTTCCGACAGCTTCGCTGCCTGTATTTTCTCTGGCTTTTTCAGGGCTTCTATGTAAGCGTCCAAGACATCTTTCGCTTTCTCTTTTCTGGAATCCAGATAATCCAAAATTTCAGCAGTGTTCTGCTGTCTTTTTTCTTCGCACTTTTTCGCAACTTCCGAATTTCCAAGTACAATTTTTCTCACGGTGTTGTCTGACACTCCAAATTTTTTCGCTGTTGCTAAATAGCTGCCAGACTCCACATAATCAGCAATTATTTCTTTTTTCTGTTTATCTGTCAGCCTGGCAGCCACTTTCTCTCACCTCAATCTACAAATGCTTTCTGCCTGTTATTCATTCCAATTCTCTCCAATGTGTCGGGGTATAATAAACATACATACTCTCATCTTACCTTCCTCCATTTCTCTACAATCCCCCAATATTATTTTACTATAGATTTAGGGAGAAATTGTACCAAACTATTGCTTTTTGATTCCTGACAAATCGTCCATATACTTATCAACTTTAGAAACATTAATAAGATAACTTTTCCCAATATGGATAACCGCGCCAGCAGCTTCAGCAATCTTCCGCATTGTATTACGACCCACGCCGTACCTAGCACATGCAGCTTCCATTCTAACTGTCTTAACCTCTTTAGATTTTCTAGTTAATATTCTATTCATTCTTCTATCCTCCTTAACCCCTTGTCAAAAAGACTAAAAAAATATCTCCTATAGCCATAAAAATCTGTTCGACAACAACACATTCTATCAATTCTCTTTAACTCCCATTGTTTCTGCAATTCGTCATATGACAGATTTTCCATCACAGACATTAAAATATACCATGAAAACATTTCACTAGCTTTCTGAGCCGCTGAGTGAGCGAGAGAGGCATATTTACCAGACTGTATCATCTGCTTCAACTTCTTGCGATAGTTCCTGTCCTCTAGCCCATACTCTTTCCATGAGGCACGAGGAGCAGCCATATATCTTGGCTCTGGCGGTTGCTCAAAAATGCACAACTGCTTAAATCCACAGTAATTATCACAAGATTGTTTGTTTCCATTGCAGTCCTTACGGTTGCAACAGGTACGTAAACATGTGCTGCATAAGCAGTTGTAACATTTTCTCCGCATAGTATCACCCTTCCAATGCCACTTTACCAGAAATTTCCGAAATCATTTTTTTTATGTCATTTGGCATTTTTGATATTTCCTTTTTCCTGTTGATAACTAACCTGTAAGTACGCATAAAATTTGACTGTATGACACTTTCTACGCTTTCCATATCAGCCAGTGCCCAATTACGAAGCTGTGATGGTGTACCTACCGTTTTTTGAACTAACGGTGGTAATTTTTCAAATTCCTGCTCTGCCCCATAATATCCATTTCGTAACGCTTTACTGACCAGTGACCATGCTTCCATTTCCGATAATTCCTCTGGTGTGTTTATCGTATGTAATTTGTCTATAAGCTGTCCAATGCTAGGAGCAAATCCGCTTGTGTCGGTCGATATGTACGCTTTTAATGCTGTTTTCATTTCGCTGTAGGTATATTCAGAAAGATACTCCGACCATGTATCTGCAATATACGTAAGGTCTGCCTGTGGCTTCCAGTTTGGATATACTGATGATATGCGCATTAAAAGCTGTTTTGTTTCATCTCGTGTCACTATGCGTCCCTCCATTTCTTTTCCCAATCAGAAAGATTATTTGATTTCTGCTTCTCCTCTTTCAGCGGAAACAATCCTTGCCAGCAATTCATTGTGCTTTGCTCTAAAATCTTAATCGCCGTATCATTGTCCATATTTCCAGAAGATACAGGGGTAGACAACTCTTGTAATTTTTTCATAGCCAATTCAACTGCCCTATCAGTTAATGGCTTTTTTATTTTTTTTCTCATTTCAGCATAATCAGAAAATGCCCGATTAAGTTTTTCGTCATTCGGATAGTAAATTTCAGGCTCATTTTTCTTAGGTGCTTTAGCACCTTCTTTTATCTCTGTTTTACCTTTTTCCTTTTTTTCTTTATTTCCTTCTTTATATTTCTTTCTTTCTTCTATTGTTGTTAATAGGTCGTTAATAGGTTGTGGACTACTCGCCAATAGATTGTTAATAGGTTGTTGGCTGTTCGTTATCTGTTCGTTATCTTCTTGTGAATTGTTTGTGCTTGTTGATTGTTCGTTATCTTCTTGATATAAACAATAGTTATTTACTGTAAATACGGTGAATTTTCCATGTGATTTGCTTGTGATTTCATTTGTATGTATCAAATGCTTTAAAGCTGTCCTTACTTCGTTAACTGTAAGACTTGTTTCATCTGATAATTTACTAACAGAAGAAACAAATGAGCCTTTTGGGATATCTAATCCCTTAAATCTTCCATCTTTCCAGTTCGCTTTTAACACCATGTAAGTAAATAATCTATAAGTGTTAATGTCAGACCACCATTCCCATTCGAGAATATTACGGTAGATTTTTATGTATCCTGTCATTATCCCTCTATCCTCCTAATACAAAGGTTTGACTTCTCTTATCAATACTTCTATCCTTGGATTAGTTTTATCTACTTCAAATCTGTCAGAAAAACCAACCACATATTTCCAGCCATCATCTTTTAATACACCACATTTTACTAGGCTATCTTGTATACATTTCCGTCCAAAACTAGATACGTTATCACAATCCCGACGTTTATTTTTTTCGTACCATATATAGTGCATTTCTACAGATTTCTCAATTCGTACACCTTTCAAACATTTCCTAATTGCTACAGCAACAATATTTTCATTGTCTGCTTTCATCTTAGCCCCTTTGTGACGGTTTGTCCGTTCCGCTAATATATAATCGTTCAAACCGTTTAGTCTTCCTGGAACTATTAGTAAATATTCCACAAATTATCCTTTCTGCCCCTGAAAGGACCAGGGGCAATTTGTTATATTTCAATGGTTACGCTGTGACACATTAACCAAGGAGAACTATTATGTTATGTGCTGCTCGTATAATCTCATCATGTCATTTATCTGGTCCGGTGTCATAGTCTCAATTCCCAAATCTTTACATTCGCTTGCAATGCCTTCAATCAGCCTAGACATTTCTTTTGTATCATAACTGCTTGACCCTCGAAGCATTATATAGGTTCGGTACATGATTCCATCTTTGCCTTGCTTTATTTCTGATGTAGGCTTAATATGGTATTCTTGAGCCTCATACGCCGTTTTATGGGCTTTGTCTGTATCGGGTATAACAATATATACCATCTGCCCGTCAATGGTCTCTATTTGCCCGTATTTGCGTAGCATATCATTATGTACCCATGAATTTGATTGCCCTATCTTATCAGCTAATTGCGTTACCAATGACCAGTAATATGCGTTAGAATCAAGACTCCGTTTCTGCCGATATTTCTTTATTTGTACAGAGAGAGGAATATCTTTTAATTTCTCTAGTTCTGCTGTCGGAGCTTCTAACTGCAAGATTACTTCTAGTTTTTTAGTACTCCAATTTAGATTCAAACTTTTCAGAATTCCTTGGCAAATCATTTATTATCACCAAACTTATTTTTCAATGAGGCAAGCATATTATCAAGCATATACTCTGTCATTTCTTCCCATTTACAATTATTTCCCTTACAAATAGTTTCTGGTTTCAAATTATATTTTTGGCAAATACTCTCTATCTCTTTTCTTTTTGCTGCTATACGTTTCTCTTGTTCTTTTTGGCTTTTTTTCTGCCTTTCATTACATTCATTCCTATTTTCATCTGTATCAGAATCTTTTGTATCATCCAGTAAAAACAAACCATTTAAAGCATATTTACGGGCATATGAGGAAGCTGCACCTGTAATTTGGGAATCGTCCATTCCTTTTTTATCTATGGATTCTCTAGCAAATGCTTTACTTGATACTTGTTCTGATGATTCACAATCCATAAGGATTGCTGTAGCTTGTACATATATCCTATCTCCGACAATAGTGATATCATCACTGATAATCAATGCAACTTTGTATTCAGATTCAAATGGCTTAAATGCTTCCAGTATGCTTTCTGCATTTCTATAGTTGTATTTCCCGAAGCTGTTATACATATTTTTAGGAGCCTTGATTTTTTGCTGGATATTAGATAATTTTTCCTTTAACTCCATACTATGCCCCCTTATCTTATAGTAAGATGTTCTCCTCGCTCTTTCAGCACAGCAAAAGAAAGATTTTCCCCAGCTTCAAGTGCCTTTCTAATTTTTTCATTATCAGGCACTCTTTTCATATACACTTTAGGGATATTCTTTTCCTTATCCGTAATCTCCATTGACTGCTTTCCGCCATTACCTCTAATCGAAAAGCTAAACAAATCCGTCTTAAACTTTGTCTTTCCAGTCGCCTTCATGCTGTCATAAAGGTGCTGTTTAAGCATTTTACTTCGGTTATTGAGGGAATCCCTTCTTGCAGTCATACGCTCGATTTCTGCCTCAAATTTTTTCTTATTTGCTTCTAGTTCTTTTAAAACTTTAGCATACCCATCAGCTTTAATCTCAAATTCTCCTTCAATCCCTTCAAGAGTATCTTTAAATATTTGAAGGTCTATATCATCATCATTTTCCAGCATTTCCAGCAAGCGGAGGTAATCCCCCGTGATTTCATACAATGTACTCATCTTCTCCTCTTTCCGCCTCTTCATAGGCTTCTCGCATTCTTTTCAGCCGCTTCCGGTTCCTGTCTGTATCTGGAACACCATATTCAATTTCATTCCAGGGCCATTCTAAAACCATAGGATTTTCAATCTCCTGCATTATCTTTCTCCTGGTCTTTTACCTCAAAGCCTAATAGTTTCCCACACATTTCACGACTTACATAGCCAAGCTGGTCTGATTTAACATAATTCTCAAACGCTGCTAATGCAGCGCTTGCGTTAAGCAACTCTTTATACTCATCTACAGGTATCTTAATTTTTTTACTCATTGACTTTGCCTCCATCTTTTGATATACTCAAATCAGATAATTTGGTATGTGCCCCATTGGAAACTATTGCTCCCTTGGGGCGTTTCCTTTTTCCGCCATTTCCCCAGCCCCAAGGGTTAATTCCAAGTATTTGAGCTGCCCTCATGGTTCCATTTCTACGCCTGCTCATGTCCTCACCTCCTTTACATTTGTAGCATGGCTGTTATCCAAGCCGCATTACTTCCAACCAGTGCCCCTAAAGCAATAATAAACAAGAAAAACCAGCGTCTACTATGCCCTGTATTGTATATAATTTTGACCTCTGGTATTTTCTCACTGTTGGCAATAAAACCAGCACACATTTCCGCCATCTGCTCCCAAGACGGGTTCTCTGATAGTGTTTTTCTTATCTTTTCCTTTGTCATTGTCATAAACCTTTTCTATTTTTTTAGGATAATGAAGAATTTATCTCCTGCCACGTAAACCGCCCTTTTCCAGAATTTCGCCACTGTCCCATACCGCGTAATTCGCCATAATCCAACCATTCACGAATAATATCAGCATAGGAATCTACCAGACATTTTACAGTGAATTCTATCGTAGCACCTGCTGGAATTGTTTCACTATTTGCTAATGATACTCGCTCGCCCTGTGCAGTCTGACCTCTTAATGGTCTTTGGCAGCTCCCAATTTCTCCATCAAATATAATTGGAATTTGCCTTTCATTTACAAAAATAAGCCCATCAATTTCCTTTTTGTATGCCTTAATTTTTGATGACTTTGTTCCTGGTACTTTTCGCAACATTCCGCAGGTATCCTTGAAATATCCTTTTATTTGGTAATCCCACATGATAGGTTGTCCATCATTGTTTCTAGGAAAAACAGTTTTAGACTTCTCAATTACTTCCTCAACTCCGATAGCTTCAATTTCTTCTTTTCTGCTGGGAGCGTCTGGGGCATTACTAGCGATAAATTCGCTATGAATTTCTGGGTCATTATTAGCCATTCCCAGAATCTCCTCAAAAAATGTTACTTTCACTTTCAATTCTGTCATTCCAATCCTCCTAATGATTATTTTTCTATTGCCAATCCTCTGCTATTCTCCTCTATACGCATCCAATCCCTTGCGTTTCAAGCCGTAGCAACACCACTCCATGCAAATCCTTTACAACACCTTATTTTTCTTCTCATAGCTATTCCTTTCCAATGCCTAGCGGTTCTATCCACTGCCCTGCTTTTCATCTCCCTTGCCATGCTCTGCTTTGCTAGTCTATTCCTTAGCAACTCACTTTTTTCTTGGTGCTCTGACTGCTTATGTAGTAGTTGTCGTACTTTACCCTATTTTCTCAAAACTTATTTGTAAATTTATATCTTCAATCATTTCCTCTAAATATCTTGGAGGTTCATAACAATCAATCAAATCATGAGCGTCAGCCAAATATTTTCGCTTAAGTGCTTTATAAGACTTTGGTTTACCAGAATCATCATAGATATTAAATTCTCTCTTGATTTGGCTATAAATATCACGATAAACCATTGAGCGAACTACTGTATCTTGATATGCTTCGGAATCTTTTCCGCCTAAAACTTGCACGCCTTTGCGTTTAACATGATTAGAAAGTTCATCAGCTTCGGAGCCGTATAAAGGAATTTCAAATTCCAGTTTGTCCATACGTTTTTCCATCTGGTCTGTTCTGGTATCTAGTAGGAGAATTGCTCTCATTTCTTTTGTCATGTTTGGCATTTCGTAGTTATTTTTTACTCTGAAATAGTTCTTCACTAGCTGTCGCTGGACTTCCCAAGCTAAATCGTCTGTAAAGGACTTTACTAACATGAGGTAGCCTTGTTCTGTTATAAGCACTAAACCATTAGGAGCGATAATATCAAACTCCGTTTTGGCTTCCGACGAATTTCGTCGGAAGTAATCTTCACCCTCAATAAAATGCTTTTTATTCTCTCTGAAATTTCTTCCTGCCGTTCCCTCCGGTCTTTCATGCACGGTATCAATATCCTTGAATGTTATAACTCTCTTTCCATTAAATTCTTTTACAGCAATTTTTTGATTACCTATCTTAATTAAATTACCCATCTTACCTCCTTTGCTACGGGGTAGTAAACTACCCCACTTCTTGAAGCTGCCTAGCCTTGTCTGCAATCTCTTTATCCCTAAGAGCTGATAAATACACAAGAGCCATAGTTTTGCTTTCTTCTGAAATATCCTTGAAAATATTAGCAATCTCTTTTGCTTCTTTCCGAATATTCTTTTTAGATTCCGACATATTGATACCCCCCTTCTTTTGAAGTAGGTTTGTGGTATCCTTTCTGTACAGGTGTTGCAGCACCGAGTACTAAAGAAAGGAGTAGCACAAATGACAACTGAAGAATTATGTAATTTGGTTTCTCGTGAAATAAGCAAGTCTTTTAATTTGTCAAAAGAATTCATTCAAGAGCAACTTCTTAAGGGAGCAACGGAAGATATGACAGAACAAGAAGTATATGCACATATGTTTTTGCAATCCATACTAATATCCGCAAATCTTTCCGCACAAGTTGTAATGAGCACTCTTATTGAAATGGAAGTTATTCCTCCTGACTTGCTTTCATCTCTGAAATTGAAGCCGCAACTGCACCTCGTAAAGTATCCAGTGGAGAACGCTGATTTGCCTTATAGCAATCAAGAAGAATAGCTTCGATACGCTTCAAGGTAGAATCAATGCTTTGGAGCGTATTTTCTTTTTCCATGCTTTCACCTCCTTAGTTGACTTTGTAAATATAGTATATCTAACTTTTTCAATTTTGTCAATATAAAATCATCAAAAAAGTTGACTTTTTCAAACTTTTTTGGTAGGATAATCTTAGGAGGTGAAAAAATGAATACTAGAATCACAGAAATAAGAAAAAGCTATAATATGACCCAAGAGCGTTTTGCTGAAGAAATGGGGATTTCTAAAAATTATGTTAATTTAATAGAAAATGGCAAAAAGAATCCTGGAGATAGGCTTATTTCTGATATTTGCAGAAGATTTAATGTAAATGAAACATGGCTTCGCACTGGTCAAGGAAATCCAAGCAAAGAGGAAGATATTGACTTTGGCAAAATATGTGCTGATATTGGAGTGAACGACCCAATAGCAAGAGAAGCTATTGAAAAGTACTATGAGCTATCCCCAGAAGATAAAGAACTGTGGTGGAAGTTTATGGAAAAATTTATACTTAATTAAAAAAAGCGGGTGGATTATCTTCCACCTGCTTTATTATGTAACTGCATTACAAATCCATAAATCATCTTAATGTTTTTTTCGTTGTTGATTTCCCCTATCATCTCAACAATTTTCTCCTTATAGGAGTCACCCCCCCCATACTCCGAAATTTGCCCTATACTGGTTATGCTCTGCTTGTCCATTAACTCCACCTCCGATTGTAATTATATTATTATATGCTCAGCGAAGGGAGAATATGACAGAAATTCTCCCCCACTTAGTGTAAAATGATGGATTGATTTCCCATCTCCTTCTTAGCAGAAACTTCCACACAGTAAGCAATCATCATTTCCTTGATAACGCCCACATAGATTTCCTTTAAGCGTTTATCTGCCATGATAACAGTCAGTTTATTGATGTTGTTTTTCTGTGCTTGGGTGCTGCCCTTTTCCTCCGCCCGTGCAATAGCGTTTCTGACTTTCTGGTCTAGGCAGCAACCAGCTTTTGTTGTTAATCTCTGGTAGCTCTCATTTCTGGCAGCGGCGTAACGGTTTCCGAAAGCAAAGGTGAAATTGGGGCTTTCTGCTATCTTGGTGATACAGTGATTCACCCATTGGGTAGTTTCCTGTTCGCTGGCTCCTTTGGTGAATGTTTCTTTCACCGTCTGAATGGTTTCTGCTTGCTGGTCTACTCGTTCTTCTAACTTATTTTGCCGTTCTGTTATACGTTTCTGTTGAAGTTCTGTCCGTGCAATAGATTCAGTTAATGCTATCAGTGCTTGGGTTTGCGGAGATAACTCTTGACGGTCAATTTCCTGTTGCTTATGGCGATTGTCTACCTCAATGAAATACTTTCTAACTTGCTTCCCAATTTCATTTCTTTCTAACATTGCCATTTCTTTAGCGGTATCAAGTTTAATCTCATATTCAATACTGTGCTTTGTTCCAGATATCTGTTCCTCAATTTTGGGGAGCAGGTCATAATCTATTTTTTCTTTAGCATCACATTCGTTTAATCTACGCTTTACCCATGTTGAGAAATCGGTTCTTACTAATAAGGATTTATGCAAATCTTTACCATATACAATCTTTTCACCAGTATTTGTTTCATAAACTGGAACGAGTCCATTTTCAATTATTCGCATATTTTCCATTAAAAATCTCCTTTCAGTGTTTGACAACAGCACTAAAGAGAGATATAATAGAAATATCAACCGCTTTAGTGCGTTGGTGGATTGAGAAGTTGGATACTTTGCACGGTAACAGCTTCTCTTTTTTGTTATTCTTTTACTTTTTGATACTCACTTTCAATACCACGGCGGACAACCTCTGCTTTCTTAACATTTAAGATTTTTGCAGTTTCCTCTAATTTTATGTAGGTTTCTTCATCAATCCGTGTACGAAGCATTATATCCTTGGTATTTTCTTTAATCTTTTGTCCCATTTTGGGAGACACTTTATCACCCCTTTCAAATTGTAGCAACATTTTGAAGTATCTATAATATAACATTGTTGCTACAATCTGTCAACCCCTTTTTTAAAAAAAATTTAACCAGCCATAAAATAGCTGGTTTCCTGCAAAATAGTCTCTCTCATACCCTCTCCCCCCTTTTAACAGAGGCTTCCACACAGTAAGCAATCATCATCTCTTTAAGAACGGTTTCATAGATGGGCTTCAAAGCCTTGTCGCTCTCGATAATAGTCAGCTTGTTAATAGCATTTATCCGTGCGGCACTAGCTCCAGCATTTATCGCTCGTCCCTTTTCCGTCTGCACCCGCTGGTCAAGGCGGCAAGGCTTCTTGCGGTTTAAGCGGTCGTAACTTTCAGCGGTCACAGCTTGGTATTTCTCGGCTCTGGTTCCTAGATAGTGGTAGTTAGGGCTTTCGACTATAGCGGTGATACACTGCTTCACCCACGGGCGGAAGTCTTTAGTTGTTTCACGACTGAAAGTATCGGTAATGACTTTTTGGGTATTCTCTATCCTATCAACTTTTTCAGATAATTTCTTTCGTTCTATTTGTTCCTGTGCTACAGCCGTGAAAATTTTATTGAACATCTGTAATTCTGGTGATAAGTCGGAAATAGAAATATTACTTTCTTTAGAACGAAAATAATTGTTTACTAAATCTCGTTGTACACTCCATGCTAAATCATCAGATAGGGATTTTACAAGCATAAGATATCCGCTTTCAGTAATAACAGTTTTATCCATGTAATCATTATCAGAGATAGGAAACAAGTGGCTTGTACGAATTTCGTCAGAGCTTACAATAAAATAATCTTCATCTTTAATGAATCTCTTTTTATTAGAATTAAAGTTTCTTCTTGCGGTTCCGTCTACACGTTCATGTACAGCGTCGATATCGTTAAAAGTTACTATTCGTTGTCCCTTATACTCTTTAAGCAAAATATCTACATTTCCAATCCGTACTAATTTGTTATCCATAAAATAAACTCCTTTCAAAAAATTGTTCTTGAAAGAAGTCCCTCTGCATGTTACAATATTCCATGCAGGGAAACTTCTCTGTGACTGCATAAGAGTAAGCTCACTCGCCAAAGTAACCGCTTGCTCTTATTTTTTTATGTCAGACTTCAACTTTTTAATCCCTCTCCTTGTCGCTTCCATTTTACTGACTTTTTCCTGTTCGCAATATGCGCTTAATACTTCCTCGCTCTCTTTGTCAAGCCGCACATGGATTGATGTACCTTTAGGATTATCGGTTGGTCTGCCTGTTCGTGGACTCATCTGTATCACCTCACTTTTGAAGCCCATAAATATATTATATATTATGTAGCCCAAAAGTCAAGCACTTTTTTCAAAATAGTTTAAATTTTCTGCTATGGCGGTGATACAGGACTTCACCCATGGGCGGAAATCTTTAGTACTATCTTTGGAGAATGTGTCTGTTATAACTTTTTGAGTTGCCTTAATAGACTCAATTTCTGCTGCCTGCCGTTTCTGCTCTAACTCAATCTTAGCTTGGCTTTCAATCAGTGCATAAGCCCTCTGTAATTCGGGGGATAAATTAGAGTAGTCTATCGCTTTCTGTTTTGCCTTTTCCTCTAGCTGGGTGAAATACTCCCTTGCCTGTTCTGCCTTTGCACTATTACCTTTTACAGACAACTTCTTTGCAAAGTGAGCAGTTAAATTGTAATCCTCTCTTTCCTTTATTCCAACTCCCGACTCGTACTTAATGACGAACCGTATAAAATCAATGTTTTCCTCTGCAAATTCATTTTCTGAAATATTGGTTTTACACCATTTGGAATAATTGCTTGGACTAAGTTCTAAAAACGCATATAACTTACTTGCTGTGGTCATTCCATTTTCATCAACATCTAAAGCAACTTCAATGGGTGTACGAAAATGAATATTAGTAATTTCTGACATAATGATACCTCCTATAGAAAAATATGTTGATTTTCCCATAAGAGGCTGATATAATAAATTTGTCAATCTCTTATGGGATTAGATTAGCATTTAATAAGGTAATCGCTTTCTTGGTCGGAACAGGATTGCCTTATTTTTTATTGCGTGCCTTTTGATACTCACTTTCTATACCATTTCTGACTATTTCAGATTTTGTTATGCCTAATTCTTTTGCTGTAAATTCCAACTTTCTTTCTGTTTTTTGGTCAATACGAACTCTAAGCATAGTATCTTTACTATTGTCAGATTTTGGTCTGCCTGTCCTTGGCGACACTATCTTTCCTCCTTTCTTTTTGTCGCTACATTAAATATAATACTGTAGCGACAAAAAGTCAAGCACTTTTTGAAAAAATTTAATGGAGGAGTTTCCGATTCCAAATCGGAAAATAAGTATCTATTTCATTGTAACACAGGTAAATAAAAAATTTGTACCATTTGAAATATATAGGTAATTTCAAAATGGTACAAACTATTTTTACATATATGATATACTGATATATTTTCAATCAATCTAATTATTGTTTACAGTAATTACATTATTTTCATTTGACATATTTGTCAACCCCTAATTTTACAATAGAGTGCATCAAATTTGATGCACCCCTGCCGGTAATAACCAGCTTCAAAAGCATATATAATATGTAGTTACTATATAAAAAAATGTAATAACTACACCCCCCAATCATTTTTAAGTCTATTAAGCAACTGCATTTCTTTTGATGTATCAATATCTGGATTTGCGTCTGGGTGAAATTTCTTTGATAGAACTCTATAAAATCGCTTGAACATTTCCTTATCTTCACTCGTGTAGTTACTAGAAGAAAATTTGCCATAACTACTTGCATTTCCTCCAAAGAATTTATTGTAGTTACTATAGAAATCTTCTTGATAACTACGGCTTTTTTCTTCGTATTCCTTACGTTGTTTGTATTCCCTCTTTATTTTTTCAAGGTATTCTGGGTTTCTTAATTTCCCAAATACATCATAGCATTTATCATACTCCTTTTCGTCTACTTCATATTCTCTTGTAAATTCTGTTTTACGTAGTGCATAAATTGTGGTTATTTTCTCATGTTCTTGATGTACTTTGTATTCTTCGGTCTTTGAAAACTCGTCTTGTATTTTACTTTCCAAGCCAGATATCTTTGTTTGAATCATATCATAAATTTCATCTACATCAGCAGAAAGTTCTTTTGCAATTTCTTGTATTCTAGTGTCACACCAATCATACAAACTAAATGTATCTGTTGCAAATTCATAATAATTTGCCGTACATAAAACGAATTGTTTTTTCTTTACTCTACCATTTTCTCTATAACTTTGATGTATGCTTATGCGATATGCTTTTTTTATTGGTCGTTCAAAACTTTCTGAACTATATGTCCAGTAATAATAATTACCTAAAAGACTACTGTTCATTTCTCTTGACAAAAGTTCTTTCGCATAGCCATTTTTATTTGGTTTCTTTGTTTCTATCTCTTGAATAACACAAAACATAATATCCTCCATGTAGTTATTACATTTACTTTTGCAATAACTACATTATATCTTTTAGATACAGAAGTCAACCCCTTTTTAAAAAAAATTTAACCAGCCATAAAATAGCTGGTTTCGGTCTTTCTTAATAAACTTTCTGGTATGTAATCATCTTTCCCCAACTTGTTGGGGAAACCAAGGATAGATTATGATATTGATGATTGGGAAAGTGATATGTCCGAGATTTCTAATCAAATATTAAGTGCTGAAAGTGAAGAGGAGATAGATAAGATAGTGGCGGATTATTTGAAAGAAAACAGCAGCAAATAGATTTTGATTTTTAATATAAATTATTATTTTAAAACTATTTATGCAGAAGAAAACCCCCAAGCACATGCCAGGGGTTTTATCTTATTCAAGGCTAATAATAGGTGTTCCACTACCGCTTACGGTAGGAACATTGCCCGTCCACTTGTCAATCTTTGTTTTTTCCAACAGTTCATCAGTCAAACTTTCGGAAATCATACGATTAGCATTAGCTTGGGCTTCTGCATTGATTCTTATTATCTGTGCGTCAGAGTCTGCTTTAATCTTAGCAGCTTGGGCAGCTCCTTCTGCTGCAATCTTGTTCTTTTCAGCTTCAATTTGAGCCACACTTTTTGCTTTTTCTGCTTCTACTTCTGCTACTTTTTTAGCTGATTCAGCGTTAATCCGTGCTGTTTCTGCTTGTGTCCGTGCTAATTCCTGTTCTTGTTGGGCATTAACTTTGGCTTGTATGGCTTCTTCGGTTTTTGGGTCTACTTTGATATCCGTGAAATTAACTGTGTCGATAATTATTCCATATTGGTCAAACTTCTGTTTTAAATAAATATCTAACTGATTGTTAATTTCAGTACGCTTATCACCAAATATATCCGTAACCGGATACCGTGCAGTAACTTCTTGTGTCCAGGCTACGACTTTAGGTTTAATAAAATCATTTTTTACTTTATCTCCGCTTTTACCTTTGAATTCAATAAAAACTTTGTCAAGTCGTTCCCTATCAAACTTATAAGAAAATTCAAGGTTGACAGTTACTGTTTTTCCGTCTGACGTTGGGGTATTGAAACTTTCGTCATTTTTAGAATCGCCTTTGCTATCAGAAGTAAGATAACTTTGCTCAATTCCGATAGAGTAGTTTGTTACTTTTTTTGTTGGAGAAACAAGATGAAATCCTTGGTCAAGAATTTCTCCCGCAACTCCGCCGTTCATATTATACACTACTCCAGCATACCCAGCAGGTATATATTCACTGCAAGTTACAAATCCAATGACGGCGATTATTGCCAATACAATAAAAAATATCAATCCCACTATGCCAGTACGTCTTTCCATTCTTACACATCTCCTTTTTTGTTTGATTTATTTGCTTAAAATATCTTTAATATCATTCCAGAGATAAGCAAAAAATTTGCCTATAGGTCTGAATAAAAAAGATATTGCAGCCAAAATTATGACAAAAACTATAAATATTAGTAAAAAGAAAAACGTATTCATATAATCCCCCTTATGTTATGAATCCCTATTCTTTTTTCTGTTCCTGTACCGCTGCTGCATCCGTCATGCCCTCACCGATAATATACGCAATCAGCGTTCCGCCTGCCATGATGATAGCTGTTATCTGAACCGCTGTGTTTTCTGGCACCTGTGCTAATGTCATGATGGGGGTTACAAACCCTACTACAGCCGCCCAGAACTTGCGACTTGTCAATTTTCTTGCCCAGTCAATCTTTCCCATGTCTTTTCTCCTTTCATAACAATACTAATACAGCACCAACTACAGCACCAATAACAGCACTGATGATTGATGTCACGATTGCCATTTTGATTTGTTTGTGTGCTTCTGCTGGTTCCTTTTCTAACGCTTCCAACCGTTCCCCTTGTTTTTGTTGTTCTACTAACATGCTTTCCATATTAGTTGCCATTTTTTCTATTGATGTAGTCAATGCATGAATTTGCTGAACCATCTTTTCCAGTTCGCCAATACGGTTATTTTGTCGGCGGTTTTCTTCATCTATCCGCTTGGAAAATTCTTCATGTAGTTCTTTTGTAATATATTCCATCTGTGTATCACTCCCAAAACTTTCTATATTTATAATACACTAAAATTTATAATAGTTTGTACCATTTAAAAAGCCTGTGGAAGAAAATCCCACAAGCTTCTTAAGATACCTATATTTCATTATTACAATTACTCTACTTTATCTATCCATTAAATAAAATTTGGTTTTTTTATTTTATAAAGTCGTTTAAATGGTACAAATTTCCCTCTATTCAATGTTACAATAAAAATACCAGTTTTTAAACTGGTCATTTTCTATTCCTATCCTCATTCCAGTGATGATACTGGATACCCTTTTGGACGGTGCAGAGCTTACTTATTTGTTATAGGTAGGCTCTGCAAACACGAAAATTTATTTATTAACATAGCAACGGCAAAAGGGTGCTAACGGATACTAATTGTGTCTGTTAGTGCCCTTTATTTTTGGAGGTGAGTTTGTGGCAGATGGTCGGGTTGTAATTGATACAGAAATTAACACAGATGGTATTGAAATTGGCGAAGCAGATATTGTCAAAGCTATGAAACGACTTACTGTATCTATTAACCATCTATCTGACAAAATCCAAGGACTTTTTACTGGAATAGGTATTGCTGCTGAAAAATCATATGGCCAAATTCAGAATACATCAAAAGGTATAAATGAAATTTCAAATTCTGCACAATCAGCAGAAGAAAATATTGAAGATTTGCAGAAGCAAATGGAATCAATCACTATAACTGGATTAGATTTTGAACAAAAAGAGTTTGATTTGGAAGAGGAACCAAGAACTATAACTGTTAAAAATGTTGGTTATGACAAAGCAGCTATAGAATATATTGAGAAATACAGTCAGGAATCAACTAAAGCTGCACAAGATGTCAACCAATTACAAAAAGAAATTTCTGAATTGCAAAACAAACTAAAAGAACTTGAAAAATCACATGTTTATTTTGGTGATGATGAATATGATGAGGCTTTTATAAAGCTTCAAGACTTAAAACAATCTCTCAAAGAATATAAAGAAAATTTAGTTAGCCCTATTGATACTACCACAATGGAGGGGGAAATTGAGGCTTTAGTTAGCAAACTTTCTGAATTAAGAAGGGAAGGCCAGGGACTAGGCGATACCGAATATGATGAAACAGTACGTCAACTTGCTATAGCTAAAGAGAGAGTAAAGGAATATGCTGCTGAACTTTCAAAAACACCAAAAATGGTTGAAAGAGAAAATCAGCTTTTAGCTGAAAAACAAGCAAAAGCAGAGGCGGCAGCAAAAAGAGAAGAAGAACAACAGGCTAAAGCACAAGCTCGTGCAGAAGCAGTAGCTCAAAAAGAAGCTCAAAGGCAAGCAAAAGCTGAAGCGGATGAAGCAAAGAGAGTAGCAGCAGAAGAAAAAATACTTGAAGCAAAAAGAGCTGTAGAAGTTCAAGAGGCAATGGAAGAACAGCGACTTAAAGAGATTGCAGAAACAGCCCGTGTATCTTCTGATGAAATAATAAATATGCGGCAGGAGCTTGAAAAATTAAGTTCTAGGCAAGCTGATTTAAAAAAGGCCGGATTAGGAGAAGGTTATGAAGAATATGACCAAAATATTATTAGGATAGAAAATATACGAAAAGAAATTGATGAATATAGAAAAACACTTACAGATGTTGAAGAAAAGGCAAATAGAAATATTTTTTCTGGAATAATAGAACAATTAAAAAAACTATCAAATATAGCCCAGAAGGCATCAACAGCATTAGCAAAAATAACCGGACAAAGAATTTTAAATGGTCTAAAAAAAATTACTGCTGGCATTTTTGGGCTAAATAAGACAACAAATAAATCTACATCAGGTTTTAATACATCTTTAAAAACACTATTAAGGTACGGAATTGGCATAGAATCATTATTTACCTTAATAAATAAGCTTCGGTCTGCATTAGTGGAAGGTTTTAAAAATTTAGCTCAATATTCTAATGATACTAATGCTACGATATCTGGCTTAATGGCCTCGCTTGAACAATGTAAAAATGCTTTAGCTACAGCATTTGACCCAATTTTACAAGCAGTAGCCCCAGCTTTAAATTATTTAATAAATTTGGTAACAGCAGCAGCAACAGCAGTAGCACACTTAATAGCAGCTTTAACCGGAAAAAGTACCTTTATAAAAGCAACTAAAGTACAAAAGGATTATGCTAAATCTCTTAAAGGTACAGGTAGTGCAGCTAAATCAGCAGGAGAGGATGCCGAAGGTGCACTTGCTCCATTTGACAAACTCAATGTTATGGCTGATGAAGCAACAGGAAAAGGTAGTGGCGGCGGTGGTGGCGGAGCTGGTGGAACACTAGCGGAGGATATGTTTGAAACTGTCCCTGTAGAGAGTAAATTTAAACAGCTTGCAGATAATCTTAAAAAATTTATTAAATCGGAAGATTGGAAAGGGCTTGGCGCTTATATTGCAAATGGTCTTAATGCAGGTTTGCAAAAGATTTATGACGTAATAAGTTGGGATAATGTAGGGCCTAAAATTACATACTTTGTCAATGCATTTACAGAAACTTTTAATAGTATTGTAGATAATCTTGACTGGGATTTGCTTGGCGGAACTATAGGCGCAGGAGTCAATACAGTTGTAAATACTCTCAACCTTTTAATTGAAGGTATTGATTGGGAAAATATTGGAATCAAACTTTCTGTCGGATTCCGCGGAATGTTAAATGAAATTAACTGGACTAATTTAGGCAATCTTATCGGAAATAAATTCATGATTACATGGAATATATTCAAGGGATTTGTTGACGATATGTGGAGAACGAATAACTTCACAGGGTTATCTGGTTGGAATGAGCTTGGAATTTCATTGGCACAGGGATTTAATGGCGTCTTTGAAAAAATGGATTTTGGCCAAATTGGTACAACTCTAGGTAAAGTAATAACAGGAATATTTCAAGCTGCTATAGATTTTGCAAAAACTTTTGATTGGAAGGGACTTGGAGAAAATATAGCAAATGGAATAAACCAGTTTTTAGAGAATTTTGACGCTACAACGGTGGCAAAAGGAACTAATGAGGTAATAAAAGGATTACTTGACTCTCTGATAGCAGCTATAGAAAAAACTGATTGGCATTTGATGGGGGAAAAACTAGCAGAATTTCTTGAAAATCTTGATTGGAATGGAATTGCTGATAGAGTTTTTGAAGCAATAGGCGCTGGTTTTGGAGGCTTTTTTAGTTTCCTTCAGGGACTTATAGGGGACGCTTGGAATGATGTAATAGATTGGTGGCATGAAAACGCTTATGAAGATGGCGAATTTACTATACAAGGACTTTTTGATGGCATAATAAATAAGTTAAAAGATATTGGTTCATGGATAAAAGAACATATATTTGACCCATTTATAAAAGGATTTAAAACAGCTTTTGGGATTCATTCGCCTTCTACAGTAATGCAGGAAATGGGTGGCTACTTAATGGACGGTCTGAAAAATGGAATTAGTAATTTTATTCCGAATGTAATTCAAAAATTTGCAGACCTAAAAAATAAAATAATTTCCAAATGGGACGAGGTAAAACAAAATACTGCTACTAAATGGGAAGAAATTAAAAGTAATTTATCTCAAAAATGGGATAACTTAAAAACTACTGCCGGAACAACATTCAACAGTATAAAACAAAAAGTATCTGAAATGTGGGGAAATGTTCAGACGGATACATCTTCCAAATGGGGAGATATTAAAAATACTCTATTTGGAGTTTGGGAAAGTCTGAAAGATAAAGCAGAAAAAATATTTGGCAAAATCAAAGACGCTGTGAAAAATACTTGGGAGAAGATACAAGGTTTTGATGGAGATGTAGGAACTGCTGGACGGTCAGCACTTGCAGCAGCTTCAGCAACAGTAAGAACAATGACCCCATCAGCTCAACCAGTGAATCTTCCTCGCCTGGCCTCTGGTACTGTAGTCCCTCCCCGTGCTGGTGAATTTGCTGCTATTTTAGGTGACAACAACCGTGAATCAGAAGTAGTATCTCCGTTATCTACCATAAAACAAGCGCTTGTAGAAGCTCTTGGGGAATTTAATGGAATGGGTGGAGATATCAACCTTAATATAAATCTTGACGGAAAAGTTATCTATCAAGATGTGATAAAAAGAAACCGAATGGAAAAAAATCGTACTGGCAAGAACCTTTTGTTGACATAGGTGATAAATATGAGAAGTGATTATCAAGGATATCTAATTAAATTTGGAGATTATCAGTTGCCAAATTCATTCATAACTGAATATGCGATTGTCCCTAATCAGCGTATCGAGAAAAAGGCATGGAGGGATAACACGGAGTATTTACAACGTGTTACCTCTCCTAACTTCAAAACCACTATTAAACCAGTAGTTAGAAAAATGAATCAAGATGAATTTGATTTATTTATTTCCATCAAAGCCCATGGATTATTAAATATTGACCAACGCAAATACAATGTAACCTATTGGAATACAGAAACCATGACTTATGCAACAGGGGAATTTTATGTACCAGATATTGAAAACAAAATAACTCATATTGCAGATAATGACACTGGGGAAATGTATTATGACGGGTTTACTTGGGAAATGATTCAATATTAAGGTGGCAACATGATAAATTTAGAACAAAGATTTAAGGATTTATATAATACATATGGCGGAAAAAGTGCCCGTCTAGTTTTCTACAAAAAGCAATATCATCATACTGTATATCCTAGAGCTGGGTTATATCCATCATACCAGTTGTATCCCCATCAATATGAGGAAGATGTTGTGGATTTTGTTATAGGTGATGACATGATTCACACTGATACACTGGAAATCACGGAAAGTTTGTGTTCAGATGAAAACCTAGACTTTGGAGCATGTGAAGCGGCAAAACTTGAGATAGTGGTTTCGGGTGATAAATATATTCGTCCATTATACCCACGTTCTGGGCTGTATCCGCACGCTGATTTATATCCTGCTGAAAGCCTAGTAGGACGTGAATTTGCCCTTGTGGAGTCATTTGTCAGCATAGAGGATAGTTATCCACATGTCGGTCTATATCCACATGCTGGTCTTGTTCCCTCTAAAAGTATAGTTCGTGGGTTGTTTACTATAGAATCTATTCCGAAAGAAGATGATAGGGATACCCGCCGAATTATTGCATATGACCGCATGAACCGTTTTAATATAGACGTATCTGATTGGTATGAAACAATACCATTTCCTATTACATTAAAGCGATTTCGGGCAGCATTATGCAGCTATGTTGGTATTCCACAGGTCAATACAAATCTGGTAAATGATGATTTGATAATTGAAAAAACATTAGACACAGAAACACTAAATGGACGGGATTTAATTAGGTATATTTGTCAAATTAATGGCGTATTTGGAAATATCAATTACAATGGTGAATTTCGTTATGTAGTGATTCCAAAAAAGGACAGGATTACAGATACAATCACTATATATAAATCTGTGGATTCCGAGGAATTCATAGTACCAGCTATTGATAAAGTAAAAATACGCCAAGAAGAAGCGGACATTGGTGGAAGCAGTACAGGCGAAGGAAATAACTTTTACATAATTGAAGGTAATTTTTTAGTATTTGGAAAAACTACAGCGCAATTAAATCAAATTGCTAATAACATTAAATCTGTTGTAAGCGAGCTGGAATATCGTCCAGCTACGATTGTAGGTAATGCAGCCCCATGGTATGAAATGGGTGACAGGATACGGATATCAACAAGTGATGGTGATGTTAATACTATCATAATGTATCGTACATCTTCTGGTATACAAGGCCCCACAGATACGATTGAAAGCACTGGCAGTACTGAGCTTAACCAAACATTTAATCTTGAATCACAGATAATTCAAACAAAAGGATTAGTAGCGAAAGTTAAATTTACAGTTGAGGAAGTTTCAACAGAGCTAATAAATTTTGAGAAAGAAACCTCCACGAAATTTACTCAAACGGCTGAAAAGATTGAATTAGAAGCAAAGCGGGCTACTAAAGCTGAGGGAGAGTTATCTGCTAGAATTACCATAACAGCAGAAGCAATAACTACCGAAGTTACACGAGCCACTAAAGCAGAGGGGACACTTAACACACGTATTACCCAGACGGCAGAATCTATAACATCAGAAGTCAACAGAGCTAAAGGCGAGGAATCAAGATTAAATTCTAGGATAAATCAAACTGCTACTGATATTTCCTTAGAAGTAACAAGAGCTACCAAAGCAGAGGGAGAACTGTCTGGAAAGATTACCGTACAAGCTGATAGGATTACATCAGAAGTAACAAGAGCTACCAAAGCAGAGGGAAATTTAAGTAGTAAAATTACTCAAACAGCAGACGCAATAAATGTTAGAATTGATAATACGAATTATTCATTAGGGTCCGTAAGCATGGATTTATCACTAACGGCCGAAGAACTAAGGTCAGAAGTTAGCAGAGCTAAAGAAGCTGAAAGCAGTATAATAAGTCAAACTTCAAGTATGATATCGGCAAAAGTAAGCAAAGGTGATGTATGTTCTCAAATTAACCAAGAGGCAGGACAAATAAAATTAACAGCTAATAGACTTGTTTTTGACTCTAAAAATATCAAACTAGATTCTAGTGGTATCAAAGTTATAGGGGACAAATTTTCCTTTAGCGTTGATTCCAGTGGCGTATCTCTTGGAGATTTTGAAGTAAGTGATGAATATGGTCGTAATACATTCCAAAGTAAAGACCAAGTAAATGGTATGTCAACAGCAGAAGTAACAAGCGGAAAGTACTATTTATGGGCTGGATATGGTAGCGGTAGTTATGGCATTGATTCACTGTTTTTGGTAAATACTTCTCAAGTTCATGCCACTCATAATTTTTTTCTGCATGGGCCAGATGGTAAAGGAGGTACTAAGGTGATAAATGTATTTGACGCTATTGTAGCGTTGCAAGGTGGTGGAACAGGAGATACTTGTCCATCTGACAGTAGTTGCAGCTCTTATTCTAGTTGTAGTTCAAAGACCAGTTGCAGTTCAAAAACTAGCTGCCCAGATGATACTGCAAGCGGATGTTCTATCAAAGGTTGCATAGCCCTTACATGTGGGCCAGATGATGTAAAATGAAAAAAATTCTTGAATATTTAAACAGTATTTATAATGTTCTTGGCTTGCAAGAATATGACCCAAATAAAAAATACAGAATTAGTCCATTTATTATAAAAGAAGAAGTTGCAAACGGATATTTGATTTATAATACATTAACTTGTGAGATGGTTTTTGCTACAGATGAAGATTTGACAGAAAGCCAAGAATATTTTGTACTTAGATGGTTCCTAATAGATAAAGATATTGACCCATATAGTATGTGTAAAACTTTCAAGCGAATATGGACACACATGAAAAAAAGAAAGTATATGGGAAAGATTGCACAGTATGTTATTTTTACCACAACAAATTGTAATGCTCGGTGTAAATACTGTTATGAATCTGGATGTTTAAAAGAGGATATGTCTGTAGAAACGGCACAAAAGGTTGCTGAATATATCAATATGACTACAAATGGGAATGTATCAATTCAATGGTTCGGTGGAGAACCGTTATACAATGCACAGGCTATAAATATCATATCTGAAAGATTGCGTGAGAGTTTTTTCCCCTATTCCTCTACAATAGTTTCTAATGGATATTTATTTGACCAGTGTGACATTAAAACGCTAAAAGACCTGTGGAAACTGGACAAAGTGCAGATTACATTAGATGGTACAGAGGACAATTATAATGTTGCTAAAGCCTATGTGGAAGCCTGTGAAAATCCATTTGATAAAGTTCTGAACAATATAGAATATCTAGTATCAAATGATATTGGTGTTACTGTACGAATGAATCTATCAAATGACAATATAGACGATATGCATAGTCTGATTGATTTGTTGCATGAACGGTTCGGAAAGTATAAAAGATTTTCTGCCTATTCTCACCCGTTATTTGATGGTGGGAGCTTCCACGGTGCCTGCACCAAAGAAGAACATAGAGAAATTACAGAAGGATACATAGCTATCCAAGAACATTTAAAACGCTGTGGTCTATGTGGTGATTATCCTATTGATAAAGTAAGAATTACAGAATATTGCATGGCTAATAGCATGTCAAGTGTTACTATATCGCCAAGTGGCAAAGTAGGGCTATGTGAGCATTACCCAGATACAGAGCTAATTGGAAATATTCAAACCGATACAGATAAATTTGATAAAAGGGTAGTATCTGCTTGGCAAGAACTATATGAAAGTATAGAATGTCGCACATGCCCATTATATCCGCAATGTGCGAAAATAAAAAAATGTCCAACGAGTGAATGTAATGCAGAGTGGCGGGACCACCTAGAATTCCAGATACGGGATTCTATGCGAAATACATATAAAAAATACAAGGAGGAGCAGTCAACCAGATGAAAGCAATAGCATATAAACCAGATGACCTAGATGAACTTGCTAGGTTATTAGATTTAATTCCAGTCAAAGGCATGAAACGTATTAGGATTATGTCAAGAATTGGCGATATCTTGAATTCTGGAATTCCTGTAGAAATAAACGATAACAAAGAAAACAATGAAAATAAAAAATAAAAGGAGAATCTGTAAATGGAAGAGATTTACACCAGTAAGTTAGCGGACGGAATTACCAACGAAACACAAGAACAGGAGCCACTTAGCCTAGAGGAGGCACAAATTAACGCTCTGGCAACTTTAGCCGATACAGCGGGAGCACTTTCCCGTGCAGTATCAAAAATTGCAGCTTATGTACCTACTCAATGGGTGGATAACAGCGAACCTAGTATTACAGCCGCAAGACTCATGCACATTGAAAACGGTATCAGAGACGCTACTAATGCGGTTAATAATGCAATCGACAGCATTACTGAGCTAAACGGCAGAATAAAATATATAACTAAAGGAAGTTTTACTATTGAGATATCAAATGTACATGAAACTCGTATCACTGTACCAGGTGATTTTAATAATTTGGATAATTATTTTGTAATAATTTTTCCTGGAGGCTCTGAAATTTTAGATAAAACTTGGAGCTATTATATACGTGAATCAAATAAAAGTTCATTTGTAGCAGGTTTTTCTATATCTAGCCCAGGAAGTTATTTATTTAAGTATATTGTGATTGCATGAATCTAAGCAAATTTTCTTAATATTTAAGTATGGAAGGAGTAGTCCCTCAGAATGGAAGCAAATCAACTTTGAAACCGAATAAAATTTATTAGAAATAATACATTATGTGGCGGAAAAATATCTCCATTCACTCCATTGTTCACTCGCATTTTTTCTTTTAATAGCTATTTTATCAGACCCAAAGCCAAATACAATCATTGCACCATATAGAATATTTTCTGTTACCAACTGTAATACAAATGCTGCATTTCCTCCAAGTTCTGGGGGAAGGTTTGTACTACCTGCTATCGCTTGAAAGATTGAATATGATGGTGGATTATCTAAATCATATTTTCCTTTTGGGATTCTGCCGAATTGGGAAAATTCTACTGGTTCTGAATAACTGGGAGTATTTCCTGCACCACGTTCTAAAGTAAACAATTTATTATCTTGAGTTATAACAATAAATTGTGCTGAATTATCAGTTTGTACATTTGCAAATATACGACACCAAACACGTTCACTTACCATCGATAATAGTTCCGTAAAATCCATTCCACAATACCAACCACTTTTTGTTATAACATTAAGGCTTTGGTGCGTTAAAATTTTAGAAGAAAATCTGCCGTTTAGCTAATTAAATCCGTCTATGAACTTCTGTTTCATAGACGGACTGTAGAAATAATGCTAATGGTTTTAACACATTGTATAAACGCAAAAACGATAAAATATAACGAGATATTTTAATTTATTAGTAGAAAGGAATAAATTTATGAATCCAAAAGAAAAGGTAATACATATTGCTAGAAAAGAAGTAGGATATCTGGAAAAGAAGTCTAATAAAAACCTAGATGATAAAACAGCTAATGCAGGTAGCAACAATTATACTAAATATGCAAGGGACCTATATCCTAGCTTACAGGCACAAGCATGGTGTGATATGTTTGTAGATTGGTGCTTTGTTCAAGCTTTCGGGCAGGTCAAGGCTAGACAAATGCTTGGCGGTGGGTTTAGTGCTTATACGCCTACTTCTGCTCAATATTATAAAAATAAAGGAAGGTGGAGAGGATTCCCAGAGGTAGGAGACCAGATATTTTTTAAAAATTCTACCCGTATCTGTCACACCGGAATTGTTACTACTATATCATCAGAACAAGTGTTTACCATTGAAGGGAATACAAGTGGTGCCTCTGGTGTAATTGCTAACGGTGGCGGAGTATGTGAGAAATCCTATCCCTTAAACTATGTTAATATTGCTGGATATGGTCGTCCTGATTGGTCACTGGTAGACACTCCTAAATATGATATAGGTTGGAACCATGACAATAACGGCTGGTGGTATGCTGATACACAGTCTAGTTATTATAAATCCTGTTGGCAGGTCATCAATGGACACCGATACTATTTTAATGAAGATGGTTATGCATTAAAAGGCTGGCAAGAAATTGAGGGGAAATGGTACTATTTTGAGCCAAGAGAGGGACACCCACTAGAATGTGGATTGTATGTCACAGATTCTACAGGTATGCAGACAGTAGGCGTTTTCTAATCACATTAAGAAAAAGGTTGATTTGTGATTCTTTCCGAAAAACAAATCAACCTCTTTTTTACTACTTTCACAAATAATTTCAACTCACATATACTTAGTACAGTATAGACTTATTTGTATAATATAATAAAAATAAGATAATGTCAATATTTAATTCTTACCTAAACGGCAGAATTGGTGATATTAGATATACAGGTATTTCTAGTGACTTAAATGTTGCATCTAATAGTATTGTGCAGGTTATGAAATATAACATAGATACTCTTAATACTCCTAAAACAGAAGGTATAACTGTTTCTGGTGATGGAATTGTAATATCATATGCTAATAGTAGATATGGTGTACAAATTTGTGCAGCCCAAGCGATTGATACGTTATTTGTTCGCCGAAAACTTGATTCTACTTGGAGTGAATGGAATAACTTAGTTGATGTACCATCTAAACTTTTAATTGGTATCGTTTATAATCAAGACAATGATTCTATTAAAACATTAGTAAACAAACTTGTTAATGATGTTAAAACAAGAGAAAATGGAGTATATTATTACAGTGGTTCATTTAAAAATCATGCTGGCGGTTATGCTGCAACAGTCAATAGAATTTCATATCCAGAGGGAACCATTCGATATTATGGCACAATCCAAACATTAACAACATCTCCATATATGTTTATTTATTCCAGTGACGGAATAGAAAAATTATTTCAACTTACCTCAAATGAGATAAACTAGATTTACTAATTTATTCCTTGAATGAGACATTAAACTCTTTCCAGGAAGCACCTGCCCAGGATTCATTATATTTTGAGCGCATATAATAATGACCTCCTGTTGCTAATGTAAATCCAAATTGAATCGCATAATTAGCATTATTATTCAATGGAAATACTATAAATTGAAACCAACCTGTTGTAGGAGCGTTTTTTAAATTCTCACCAGAAAAAAATCCAAATTTATTGAAATCGTTCATATCAGCTCCTTCTGGTATGGCTAAATTTACTTGCATTTCTCTGTCAGTAATAATTAGACGTTCGTTATCCCATTTTCCATTAGTAATATTATTTATTCGATATGAATTATCTGATTTGACGTGAGATAAATGCAATGCAGTTTGTACTGTACTGTCATTTCTTTTCAAAAGTTGTAGATAGGTTGAATCCTGATTATCATTTGCCCATACTTGAACATTATTTCCTGTTTGTATTCTGCCGTTTAGCTCAGCAATATAATTATTCTCCTTTAATATTTCTAGGCATAGAAAATAAACCAACCCTTAAATTGGCTTTTCAAATGTATATTTAATATTTATTTATGCATATTTATGCAACACATTTATAGTATGAACTTCTTACATTTTCCTGCCCCACATTACAATAAATTAAGGTAGTATCCATTTTTGTATGACCCATCAGCTTCATTAGTTCTTCAATCTTCATTCCTCTATTCATCATATTGGTAGCAAAGGTCCTGCGAAATCGGTGCGGGTGGACATTTTCTATCCCTGCCTTTTCGCCAATTTTCCGACAAAGCAATTCTATCCCTGGTTTCTGTATGCGGTTAAATGGCTTCTTCGTACAGATAAATAATGGCTTATGTTTAATTTCCTCTAAGGTGCTATTTTCTATTGTTACCCTCCATTTTAAATAATCCTTTAAGTGAAATGCTGCTACATCTGAAAAATACACAATTCTTTCCTTGTTGCCTTTTCCAGTTACCAGGAATTGTTTTTTAACCATGTCGATATCTCCTATATTTAAGGAGCTTAATTCACTGACTCGTAATCCAGTTGAATGTAGAAATTCAATCAATGCCCTATCTCGTACATGCGTACAACATTGCCGTATTGCTTCCATATCCTCAGCGGAAAAAGCTTTTCTGATGGTCTGCTCAACTTTTGGAGTTTCAATCCGTGATACAGGATTACTATTGATTACCCCCTCATTCAGCAGGAAACTATAGAAACTATTCAAATAATGGATTTTATTCTGAATTGTAGACATCTTATTACCTCGCTGTTCTTGTAACATTCCTAAATACCAGCGTAAATCCATGGTAGTTATATCCTTAAATGGTTTGCCTATAGAAGTACGGCAGTAGCGTAATTCACCTATATATTGTTCTAGCGTCCCATCAGCTCGCCCCGCAATGATTTTAGACGCTTTGAACAGTTGCATTAACCGGATATCTTCATCAGATTCTATAGGAATAATCTCACATTTTTCTTCTACAATAACCTTATCCCGAAAGGTAATGAATAGAACATTTTTAAGTTTCTCAATCTGTCCAGAATCTAAAACTTCACTCATTATTTGACAGACTTCTAGTAAAATCTTTTCTAACATAAAAATCCCCCTGTTTTGCATGATATAGAAAAAACGCCCCTCACGGAGCGTTCTTCCTACTTGCTAATATTCACAATAAATCTATGTATCTGCCGTCATGCAGATTCTCCTTTATGCCTTAATCCTTTCATATATCCAAAATAAAAGGCAATTTTAATCATATCAAACATATTCCCTAGAGCTGCAATTTCATTCATATCCTTGGACATTAGACTAATGCTTTGAGGGTTTTTTTGCTTGAAATTCCTGTACTCGCTCTATAACACTTCTATACTTTCTCATATAATTACCCCTCCTGCTTGTACAACGTAGAAACGAATCCATAAATCATCTCAAGGAAGCGTTTTGTTTTTATCTTGGAAATCATGTCAATGACCTGCTGCCTGTAGTCTATCATACCCTCTCCCCCTATTCCATACCCTGGAATTTCTGCTGTGCGTTCTCATTGTCAATCCTGTCCTGCAACATTACAGGAGCTTTGTAATCATTGATTATTTCAATCGCCTTATCAGTTTGGCAGCGTTTTAATGCCTTGTATGACTTAATCTCAAAATTCCTGTAAATCTGACCATAGATATCGCAATATACTGCTTGAACAATGCTTCTGTTGTGGTAGGCATTAGACGCTTTACCGCCCATAATATGTACTCCCTTAGCTTTTACAGCATTGGTTATTTTCTCTGCTTCAATGGGAAGAATCGGTAAATCATTTTTGAGAGTTTCTAACTCATTTTTCACGCTGTCAACACTTTTTTCAACTGCCCCGACTTTCTCATATAATTCGGTCGTTCCCTGTGCTAATAACCTTATCTGTCCCTGTATATCTCCTGTACTCTCCTGCTTAGGGAGAAATGCTGCCGCTAGTATGTCCTTGGCTTGTAACTGGTAATCAAGCAGCTTCTTGGCAAGACCAGGATTATCTTGTTTTGTTTTATCTGTTATCTGTATTTTAGCAAGCCACAGAGGAACAAAGTCAATTCGTAATGCTATTGCTTCGTTTGATGGGTCAAATACCCCTGCTTCTAATCGGAAGCACCCCTGTTTCAAAACCTCGTCTTTCTGTACTTTCTGTACCTGTTTATCTTTTTGCCCCTTAGTCATTCCAAGGGCATTACAGAAATAGCTTACTCCTGCAAAGATATTTCCTTTTTCATCTTTTGCCGCCATTATGGAATTTCCTAATACGTTCACTGGTTTCACAATTAAATTTTCCATATAAAAAATCTCCATTCAACAATTTGTGGTTGCCAAACAGAGGTACACAGTGTATAATATTTGTGTACCTAAGTTGGCTTTGGTCAATTTGGTTCTCATAGAGTGTTGTTTTCGTTGGTAGCGGTATAACACTCTATTTTTTTTCGTTCAAAAGCAAATGAACCCCTTTTCTAATTGCTTCGCCTTTTGTAATTCCCTGTTCTGTGCAATATTGATTCAACTTATCATCAGTTTCTTTGTCAAGCCGAACGCTTGTTCTTATATTGATAGGGTTATCTACTTTTGGTCTGCCTGTGCGTGGACTCATTTCATCACCTCACTTTTGAGCACACATAAATTATACTAAATGCACGCTCAAAAGTCAAGCATTTTTTATAAAAATTTTTTAATATAGTTTTCATACTTTATTACAATACAGTTCATATAATGCTCAATATCAAAATAAACCTCATTTAGTAAATCGTGAATAACGTCAGCAAGGTCTAATTTGTCAAATATCGTATATGGTAAAATATGATAGCCATATATAATATCTAATATATGTTCATTGTAATACTCTTTGAGTTCAACAATTCTGTCTAAATCATGTTTCAAAAATACATCATTGCACGCTATTATGTGTTCTTTTTGGTTCTCAATACCATTATACTTAACATGGTCTAAGTCAAACCAATAAGGGTGGCTTGCTAAGTTGGTAGAAAAATACAACCTAAACAAAGTATTTTGTAATGCTAAATCATATCTTCCCTCATCATACAAAACCTCACTCAAATTAAAATAAATCATTTCTAGCTTTGAAAACCATTGATTATATTGATATGTAAATGCCTTTTCATTAAGTGCTTGAAATATCGTATCATAAAATTTCCTTTTCCTCCCTTGCAAAATGCGGTGTCTGTTAAATTCGTCAAAAGAAACATCATATGATTTTCTATGATACATAACATAATCTTCATTTTCTTCTAAGAAAGCACGTCCTTTTTCTGTAAGAAACAAATGTTCGCACTCATTCAATATTCTTGATTTTTCATCATCACTTATATTGTTGATTACTCTATCAATTAAATCTGGCTTATTTCCACTCTTTTTTAATCCTAAACTTTCTAATATAGTTTTTAATTCAGTTACTTTGTAAAGACTTAATGCTTCACATAATACAGCTTGCCTTAAATATCCCTGTTCATAAAGCCATTGATGTAATCTATTTATATTTACAATTCCATATTGTCCCTCAAAATATAAAGAATATTGATTATTATCCCTTATCTTTGAACCTTTTTGGCTTCCACTTAATAAAATTGCAGCACATAGTTGAACTTGGGGAACGTCAAGTTTTCCTCCAGTAAATGTAATTTTTGCACAATTATAACTTGGGTGACAATTTTCATCAAATCTATCATGATAGAGAATTTCTAAATTTGTTTTTTGGTTGATGTTGTCTTTTATCTGCCTTAAATTTTTCGACTTCAAAGTGTCGACTATCCTCCTTATAAACTCCATACATCTCCCTCCTCTCCATAACCTACATTCTAGCATACACCGACAAAAAACACTACTATTTACTAGAAAATTCTGTTATAAATGGGGAGAAAGAGAGAAAAAACAGGAGAAAATATTTGCTTGTGCTGGAAAATTATGGTATGATAGGCATTATTATACTTACGAAAGAATTTTAGGAGGGTAAATATTATGAAAAAGAAATTTATTGTTTTAATACTAATATCAACTTTAGGTCTATCAGCTTGTGGAAACTCTAATTCTATAGTAGAAACTACCAATCTATCACAATCTTCTACTAATATTGAACAGAATAATACATCAACAGAAAGTGAAGATAATACAGAAACAAAGATAGCTGAAACAACAGAGTCACTTGTACCTAGTATCACAGAGTCACCTGCACCTAATATTGACTTTGAGGAGATTACTGTTATTGATAATGAAGAATGTACTATCAAAATCACTGGGATTGATTCAGATAATAAGGGCTGTACTTTAAAAGCAGATTTGGAAAATAAATCATCTGATAAAACATATATGTTTTCTGTGTTAAATGCTGCTGTAAATGGGGTTGAATCCGACCCTGGATTTGCCACAGAAGTTGCAGCAGGTAAAAAGGCTAATAAAAATATTGATTTTACCAATAATTATAATATCGGTGATTTTTCAGATATTGAAATATGTTTTCGAGTATATGATACTAACGATTGGCTGGCGGATAATGTGGCATTAGATACCATTCATATATATCCCTATGGTGAAGAAAATGCTATTACATTTGTAAGAGAACCGCAAGATTCAGATAATATCATTGCAGATAATGATTATATAACAATTATAGTAACTGGAATTGAACCAGATGGAATATGGGGATACACAGTAAACTTATTTTTAGTAAATAAATCAGATACAGAAATTATGTTTAGTGTTGACGAGGCTTCTATTAACGGATATATGATAGACCCATTCTATGCCACTTCTGTTATGCCTAATAAATGTAAATTCAGTTCAATGTCATGGTCTAATAGCTCATTAGAAGAAAACGGAATTTCAGAAGTTGCAGAAATTGAATTTTTGCTTAGGGCATATGATAATTCTAATTGGTCAGGAGATGATTTTGTAAACGAAATTATCACATTAAATCCATAAAAGTCAACCAGAATGGGGAATGGGTTAAGTAACTTATCCTCTGTGACGTGCTCCTACCTTTTAAGAGGTAGGAGCTTCTTACTGCTATTATTTAAAATATGGTACAAATTTCCATAAAATTTATGGTACAATAGGGAAAACAAGAAAGAAAGGTGTAAATATGCAGGTGATTAAAGAAAAAGAACTGCCCGAAGGAGAAGAGTTAAACCTTGTTACTGACATTTTGAAAATACTTTGCAAAAAAGGTCTTTCTTTCAGGCAGGCATCAGAAATTTTAGATATGGTACAATTAGAAATTCAAAGACTTCCCATTAGTGAAATTAAATGCAGATACACGGACAGACCAGATACTAAGTAAATATTTGCTCTTTAATTATGTCCCAGTCTGTTTCTTTCAATCGACCATTATAATTGTCATTGACTTCTACAACAAACAATGTGTCGTTTCCGTCAAGATGTTGCGTGATGGCATCGTTTATCTGTTTTGCAGTCATGTTGGATTTAATCAGATAAGAAGATTTCCATGCAGAATACCATGTAATGGAACAACTTTTTATAGTTTCAATGACTTTTTCATAATTCTGACCTTGTGCATTAAGGTCATATGTAACCATATAAGCAGACATGCTTTTTTTCCTTTCTTCCCATACTTGGCTTACCAGAGCCTGTGTATAGAGTATAGCATAAAATATAGAAAACGGGCAAAGAATCTTCTTCTCTACCCGTTTTTAAGAGTATTTATGTACTCTTTCCTAAAGCCACTTTAAAATATTGTCTTTCTCCTCTCGCTGCTCTTTACTCTCTTTCTTCTCCAACTTTACTAATGCTATATTATTCCGTTCAAATTCCTTTTCCCACTTTTCCAGCTTCTTGCCTTTAGCCTTTTTTTGCCGGATAGCTAATACCTGTGAAAACATGCCGTCCTCAATCTCCATAAAATAGCCTAGAAATGTCCACCAATGCAGGTATTGGACAGCTCTAACCTCTTTTCCAGCTACTTTATTAACTGCTGGTATAATAATAGAAGCGTCTTGCTGCCAGTCCATTGTACGGGGTTTCGGACGGCTATCCGATACAGTATAATCAATAAATTCCACGGCTTTTTCACAGGCTTCCTTATATTCACTTACTGGGATTAGCTGCCAGTCTGGATATAGAATCCGATACATGACTTCTTGTTTCTCCCAAGCTTCCATATCTGGGTCAGACATAGATATTAAAATGTTCAAGATATCTCGGAAATCTGAGCGAATGGAATAATTTATTGTCCCTATATTTAATTCTGTAGGTAATTCGTATGCGTTCATTTATTATATTTTGCCGTATATTTTTCAATATTTGCCGTTGTCTTTTTCATTCTGATATTCAGTTCGGATTCAATGAATGATATCAACTGTTTCAAAACATATTCTGCAAATAAGGAACCATCTTCCCGTGGGGAAAGGGGATTAGCATATTTAAAAAGGGTTTCGGAAGCACCAGGGGAAATCAAGTAATCAAACTGCTGCTTAATAGTATCTGACAAAGCAAAAAGAGTTTCTGTTGTGTCCTCTTTTTCTGGTACTTTCATATTTTCAAAGAAGTCCATTACCTTTTCACAGCGTTTCACAATATCAAGGTCTGATGGATTCCACCAAAACCAGCCAGTTACTTCTTCATCTGAATTAACTATCTCTATTTTTTCTCTATCATCAAGTGTGATTTGTCTTGCCATATGTACTCCTTAATCGCTCAAACTGTTAGTATGACTAGCAGTACTTGCTGTACCTGCTGTAAATTTCTTTGTTTCTAAGTTGAATGTTCCTTTAACTCGGTTTCCTGCTTTATATACAGTAAAGGGAATTTGTATTCCAGATGTATCACCACCTGCACTGTTTGGAATTGCATAGACATCTTCACGATATGCCCATATTACAGTAGGTGGGTTATTTTCTGGGTCATCTGCATCCGGCTTTAACAATACATCTACCATAGAGGTTTTACATTTATCTCCGGTTGCCCTAGTATTTATCAATTCAAACATCTTGTTAGACAGAGGGTCATCATAATCTTTGTAGTAATAAGGGTCAATATCTCCTTGCACTTCATAGCCGCTATGTCTTACAGATTGTTCGCCAAGAATATTTTTAGACACTTCTACATCTGGATTAAGTTCTTCATTGTATTCCTCAAGGTCTTTTCCTATCCTAATATAACTTGTATTAGAATAATCTTTGCTAAAAGCTGCATCTAAAAAATGTGCATAGTATTTCCGTTCAATCATAAATATCTCCTTCTGCCTATTCCATCATAGGCGCTCAAATAATGCTAAATTATTACCATACTTCTTCTTTTTCGTATTCCATTGTAATGTTTGAGGCAAACACTGTTGCCCTGTCCCCCTCCACTTCCTCAACATCTGGGAAGCTGCCGGAAGCGGTTATTTTCGTTACTTTTCGGTTTTTCGTCAATGATGGGAGGTTTTCCACATCTTCCAGCCAGCTTGTGATATTATCCACAACTGCTTGTGCATTTATCATCTGTCCGTTACCTCGTGGGAAACTCTGATAAGCTACTTGTATATTGATTTCAGCAGTAAATCCGCCTAGTACATTCCGCTTTTTAATGCTGCCTCCGATAGTGAATATGTATACACACTTACCCACATCTTTTGAGTTGTATTTAATCGTTGCACCGTTTGGAATATATGGACACTCCGCAATCAGTTCCAGCAGCATTTCCCCGACTTTATCATATTCCGTTTTGGACAGGCGTTCTTTGATTTCTTCGGGCATAGGCTATACCAATTTCTCACCGCAGAAAGGGCAATAATGAATTGGAATCGCCATTCCGTAACTTCTTCCTGTGCTTTGGATTTCCACTTCCTGTTTGATGAATGCATACGGAGTCCCATCATCTTCGTGATTCACTTCCATAAACCCATGAAAGTAATTTACGTCAAAAGCGTTCTCTCTTTCATCAAACAACATTGTTTTTGCTTTCCTGTCCTTTGGAACGTTCAATAATTCCTTGCATTTATCACACATTGTTTTATCTTCCTCCAATCTCAAACCTCGGTATCAGCGTATAAACGTCCACCGTATCAATGCTGAACGCATAGCCGTACTTGGTTTTGATATGCTCAAAAAATCCGCCAGGGTACTTGGTTTCGTCTTGGTCTATCAGTCCGACAGGCACATCAATGTCTATGCCTAACTCCGATTTTTTTACAACGACGAAGAAATTCTTTCCTTCGGTGTCCAGTGTGAAACTTTCCAGCATTTCATCAGTCGTTAGGTCGTTCCACACTTCCGGCGCTTTGTACGGCTTTGGCAGATTGACATTCGGGATTTTAACCACGCACACACTGGCATTTTCCATGCCGCTTGCTTTCTGGTTTGCCCCCTGCGTCAGCTCCACCCGCACATTGTCAAACCGTGTGCCGAAATATGTTTCTGTTTCCATCAGCCCGTTTATGTAGCGATTATAGACAACCACGCTGTCAACATAGCCTATCCCATATCAACCACCCCATTTCTGACATAAAAAGAAACTACCAACTGGATAGCTGATAGTTTCTATGTTTGAAAATATTCAATTCATGTGTCTTTCGTGGCTTTTACTCCCATATCAAATCCGAAAAGAAATGCTGTGTGTTCTGATTCTTTTATCTGCTCCACAATGATTTGGATTAACTTGTCATTGTCTGGCTGATTCAGTGGCAAAGCATTTATAAAATCGCTCAATTCGTTCGCAATTTCAGCAAACCTCTCCGACCTCGGAATTTTGATTTTCTTCTCTGGCTGTTCATTGCGAAAATCAACTATGTTCCCCATTTCATACCCTCCTATGCCGCTTTCTCTATCATGGGATAGATGTCATGCTTTTTTAATTCTTCATAAAGGAACAATCTTCCCTTCTGCGTCCATTCCGTCTGCATTCTCACGTCTGGCTGTCCGTTGGAGCGTACAATGTCAATCGTCTTGCTATGAACATATCCCCTGCCCTGGTATTTTGCGTACAGTATCCACTGACCGCCCACCTTGCGCTGTATCCCCAGTTCTGCCAGTTTCTTGTTAAATGCCTTTGCGGACATTCCGTAATCCTGCGCTATCTGCGTTGTGAGTACGGTTGCCGTACTTTTTAGAATAAGGTCAACATAATTCGCCTTTGGTTCAAGTTCGGAGATTTTCTTGTCCATCTCGATTGTTTCCTGCTCCAAGGCTTTCTTTTCTTGCTCCAAACGCTTGTTTTTTTCTCTTTCCTCTTTTAACGCCGTAAATGCCTTGATAGCAATATCGGGGTTTTCGAGAAGTTCATCAACCGCATACATACCATGCTTGCGGATAGCGGGGAGGACTTCTCTTGTTACCCACCGTTTGAATTTTCTTGCGGACGGAATTTTACTCCCTAAAACAGCGTCATACAGGCCACTCTCGTTAATAATGGTCATATTCTGCTCTCCGCTAGGGGTACTCACTGAGTGCGTACCCTTATCTTCATCTTCAAGCCTGCGTGTCAAATCGCTTGCCATTCTGTAACCTAAAGCTTTTGCAATGTCGCTCGCCACAAACCACGGTTCATTGTCAATTACTACTGTCCGCACACTTCCAAACTCGGAATTTTCAAAAATCTGTAATTCATTCATTCGCCTTACCTCCTATGACTCCATTTTACCAGAAATTTAATAAAAATTTGTGCCATTCTTATATCATGCAGACTGTCCTTTTTTCTGAATATGTAGTTTTAATATTATCCGTATCTGGTTAAGGAATTTTTCATCATTGATATTTTCTAACATAAGGGTAATGTCTTTTTTATAGGATTTTTTCTTCATCATCTTTATGTAAAATCGCCTTTCATGCCTTGTTATCATCAGCCTCTGCCAATACCTTTACAAATCCATAAATCATCTTGAGCCATTTTACATTATGAATAATGAACAATTTTTCTAAAATACTATCTAAATATAATTTTTCTTCGCTCATATCATTCTCCTTATACTTGAATTTCCCTAAAGAAGATGATATGATGTATTTATCATTCCTTTAGGGATTGGTGTTGATAGGGGTTGCAAACTTTGGTCGGGGCGCAACTCCTATTCTTTTATGTCCGGCTTCAACTTCTTTATTCCTCTCCTTATGCCCTCTGCTTCTGGTATGGATTCTTGCGTACAGTATTTCTCTAAAATCTCTTTGCACTCATTATCCAGTCGAACATGAGTAGGCTTTCCTTTAGGGTTAGAAGTCGGTCTGCCAGGCTTTTTATCAGCCACTTTTCCACCTCCTTATTTTGTAGCACATAATTATGATATATTATGTAGCACAAAATGTCAAGAGGGAAAATGATATTTTTTCAAATACACAAACTATCAGCTATTCAGTTTTCAAGGTACACTATTATTTAATGCTTTCTCTGATATGTTGCACACATCATCTTATCTTTGATAAGACTTTTTCTTCAAACTGTTCAAAATCTGTATCTGCAATTTCTTTATTGGAGATATATAAATCTACATTAGGAATATTTTTACTAATGTATAATGCAGTTCCATTTGTAAAAGAAGCGTTCATATCTATCAGTATATTCCCATCACTATCCCTGCTCTGTGCGCTGAAATTTAAGGTTTCGTTCATATTTATCATTACTTTCCTCCAACATTTCTAATCTGTTGTTTTTGTATACCGAATTATTACAACGGCTGATACTGTGCTTTTATCCTCGCTGGTTTCAATAAATATATCTTGTTTTGTAACTGTAGTCCGCCAATCATATGATGAATTTTCACCAGGAAGATTTTGAAATTTTGAGGGGACATTTAATGGATAGGAACCATTATTATCAAATGCATATCCACCATGTAACCATATATCTGCTACACTTCCTGCCCCATGCGGAACGCTTTTAGTATTCTTATTTGGTAATATTCCAAAATCTACAGTTCTTTCATACAATGGTTTTCCGTCAACCCATGTGCCAACCTGTCTTTCTTCATAGCTGTATTTTTCACCCTCATAGATAGGCGTATCTGGTACATCAGGAGATTGCATTTCTTGTATTTTTTTATTTAGTACTGTAAATACTTTATCTACTTTCATGCTTCCTCCTATGCTAATTTATACCAGGTATCAGTTGCCTTGTGATATTCGTAATAACTATTATTATCCAAACAAAAGGCAGTACTTCCAGATTCTACATAATGGGGAAGTTTAGAAACATCTTTAGATAGTCCGTGATAATGTCGTATTTTTCCATTTGCCTCTGTGGGTGGAACACATACAAAACTACCCAAATCCCATATTTCTTCCCCTGGTTGATACCATTGTCCGTCTATGTATGATAATGTTTCTGCAATCATTTCCATACCTCCTGCTTTCCTGGATATGAACCAGCATATAACAAGTTTATTCCGTTTGCGTCTGGGACAAATGCAAGATATTCTTGTATCGTATCCATATACAGCCTATCCTGTGCTGACTTATCTGATAAAACAACATCAATCAAAGTGCTGCCACTTTCTCCTTTTGCGCTGAAAGAAATTGATTCACTTCCAGAGGTTTTACTTGTGATTGTTTTTCCAACCATTAGCCCTGTTGATTCGTCAATAGTATATCCCTGCCCCTCTGACACCCTTTTGTTTGCAGCTTCAATCTGATACGCAATCTCAATCAGCTTGCAGACGCACCGCTTCACAGCTTCCGAGGAATCCTCGTCAGTTGGGAATGCGAATTTCAGCTTGTTCAGCGTGAGAGTGTCCACTTTCCGGCAAGCCTCCCACGACAGCCGGTTAAAGTCGGTTTCCGGCATGGATTCCTCGCCGTATATGCTTTTGTAGTAGTCGTAGGTTACATATCCCATGCCGGTTTGCTCCTTATGACAGCTTCGTACTCTTTGCCCTTGTCGTACCGCCAGATTCCGCGCCGTTTTCGCTTGCCCCAGACGCTCCAGGCTTCTTGCTAAAGAAAATCAGGTCAGGCATAACAACCTTGCAGCCGTAGTGAAAGAACATACCGATTGCGTAAGCGTTGGAAAGTTCGATTTGCTTCGCCTGATATTCGTCTGCCATAACCGGCTCTGCAATCGCCCCAGTACACATAACGATAATTTCAATTCCTTCTGGCTGGTGAACATTGGAGTAAATCCATGCGCCGTGATACCGCCCAAACTCCGCCACATCCGTTTTGACATTAGCGTTTCCTTTGGTATCGATATAGTCTCGCATTTCCTCATACGCTTCAGGAGACAAAACTACATGAATGTCCTCTTTTTCGATTCCATCTACAAATTCATTTTTTGCAGTATGTAACTTCATCACTATCGCCGTTACACGTTCTTTAATAGTATCGCCAGATACTGTTACTTCTGTGCCACCTGCAACCGTTCCAATAGTTCCATCACTTTCTTTACGTTTTCCGACAGCCACCAAGAAAAAATTCTCGTCCAATTCTCGAACCATAGCTCTTGTAATAGCGGTTCTTCTTTCAGATAAAAGTCCAGGTACACCACCTAGTCTAATATCCTTTTCCTCGTATTCTTCCATGATTTCTTTGTCGATATCAATATCAACGGAAACATTCATTCCCCTGCCAGGCTTTCCTTTTCCGGCTGCTCTTGCTGTACCGTATTCCTCGGATTTCGCCGCAGCAAATCTTTTCGCTACTAATGTACCAGCCTGGGGGTCGCCAGAAAGTCTAGTATTCTTAAAAAGACTGGAAATTGTTCGTCTGCCGACATTATCAATAATGCCTTTATATTCCTCTGCCAGAAGCATTTTTCCTTCTTCTGTGCCGGATAAGTCTTTCAAATTGGTAATATTTAATGATTCAATAGCCATTCGTTCTCCTTCTGCCTATGCCATCATAGGCGATTAAAGTATAGATTTAGAAAATTACAGGAACTGGGCTTGTATCCTTTGAGGGGGCCTGTTTCGGTTCTGATTTTTCTGTAAACTTCGGTGCACTTCCAGCAGCTTTTTCCTTTGCTTCAGCCTCTGCTTTTTCCTCTGCCGTTTGGTAGAAGTGGTCTTTCTCATTTTCCCTAGAAAGATAGTCAGACAGTCCCATAAATGCACCATCTTTCCACTTCAAACCGTCCTCGCCCATAATTTCACGCATGAGCGAATCCCTGACACGTCCCGATTCGATTTTCAGCTTATCGAACTCGCCTTTCAGGTAGTCCCTCTGGTCACGCTCCAAAATCTGCTTCGCGGCCATGTCCTGCGCTTCTTTTGCTGCCTGCTTATACTTCTGGATTTCCTCTGCCTGCTTCTCCGGGTCAATATCCTTAAACTTTTCCAGGGTTTCATTTGCCGTGTCGAGCTGACCTTTGTAATTGTCCCGGTCTGCTTCCGCCGCCGTCAGCTTCTTAGTCTGCTTGTCAAACTCGGCAATGGTCTTGTAGTTCTCCGTCACCGCCGCATTGACCGTCGCTTTCTGCTCGTCCGTAACCTCAATTCCTGCTTCTTTCAAAATCTGTTCAATGTTTTTCATGTGTCATTATCCTCCTAACATGGTTTTTAACAGCGTGTCCGCTGTATGGATTTAGGCAGATGAACCTCTGCCAGGGTAGCGCCCAAGCAAGGAGTCGAACCTTGCCGTCCATGGGTCTCATACAGTTTGCAAAGCTGAATCTCCCATAGCCAACACAGCCGTTGCTACTTTCCCTCTGTATGCGCACTTCTTCGGGATTTCACAAGTGTTGCAGGCATAATCGGAATGGATGGATTTGAACCACCAACAACGCGCCAGTTCATGTGTACGCCCGTTCTACCGTTGAACTACATTCCGTGGGAGCGCGCCCGCCCACAAGGGGCAGACGCTTGATAGGGAAATGTTGCACCCGTGCCATAGACCACCTGCAAGCAGACAGCATAACCACAAGCGCAAATGCACCCGTGCGGAATCGAACCGCCTTTACAGCACCATTACTGCCGGATGCACCCTCTTAGGAGGGTAGGATTTATCGAAAATTAGATAATGTCAGGGTTTATTTGTGCCATAGCTTCATTTATGCGGTTTTGTGCAGTTTCAAAGTATTGTTCTAAAAGCTCCATTCCAATAAAACTTCTTCCAGTATTCACACAAGCCACACCAGTAGAACCGCTACCCATAAAGCAATCCATAACCGTTCCGCCTTCTGGCACAATCGCAACCAATTTTTCCAAAAGCTCTATTGGCTTTTCTGTTTGATGGTGCTTTTCTCTGGCATTCATTCCTGCGATGTGATAGCAGCCAGCACCTACAAATGTTCCAGCTTCATACTTTGTTTCACGTCTCCCGTTTGTTCCCCACACAACATATTCACAGTCATTACGAAATCTGTTTGGAATCGGTCTACTATTTCCCTTATCCCACACAACTATTCCGCGATAAACCCACCCTGCCGCCTGCAAAGCGTCCGTCATTGACGGAAGCTGTCGCCAGTCCGTAAAAACCGCACATATGCCAGCCGGCTTTGTTTTCTTTCGACATTTAGCTAAAACCATGCGCATAAACTCAGTAAAAGAACGCTGGTCCATGTTATCGCCGCTGAAGTCGGGAAATCGTGACGCTCCGCTGTAATTGCTGTCCGTATATTTACTTGATGTTTTCTTTTTCCTATCTCCCGCAAATAATCCGCCAGATGAATATGGCGGGTCTGTAAATACCATATCCACCAACACATCAATACCTTCTAATAAATCAAGGCAATCGCCCTGTTTTAAATTAACCATTATTTTTTCCTTTCAAAATAAAAATGCCAGCAAACACGATTTCTCGTATCTACTGGCACTGAAACTTTGTTACTGGCACTAATCAATATTTTATTCTTGAAATATGTCTGCCTATCAGTTCTCCGTCTATGTATTTATTGCATATCTCAACGCTGATAAAATCACCTTCCAATTTATTAAAGAAACTTGGACGGTTAAACGCTCCATTTGCCCATGAGTTTTCGGTAAATTCTAAATCATATGGCTCATAATATACTTCTATGCTCCATTCGTATCTGTGCGTTCCGGCAAACCAATGTCTCGTATCTATTTTTGTTATGGTTGCCTCAACATCTTCGCATGTATACGTCAATCGCCCCTCTTGTCTTGCTTGATATTCTTTCTCGGTCAAATTTCCACAGCCAAACAAGCTAAACATTACCATAAACAAGGATAGGATAAAATATGCTTTCTTCATACTTCTACCGCCTTACTCTCCATATCCTTTATATCCACCACGCTCTCCCTCTTGCACTTCGGGCAGAACACAATGAGGTTTTTCGCCTCGGTGTCCGGTCTGATTTTCGTTCGGGTTTTTCCTCCGCAGATGGGGCAGAGTACCCATGTATCATTCATCTTCTTCGTCCTCATAAGATTCTTCTGTCCGCCCTCCGTCATTCTCTCCAAACTCATAATCATTACAGTATTGTCCGTCATGCATACAGAATACACAATTATCTGCCTGGCAATACCAACATTCTCCTTTTGAGCTATTTACTACTGTAAGTCGACTGTAATGTTTGCACGTTTTGCACTTATTTTCTCTCATTTCCCTATCCCTCCCGATTTCCATTTATAAAAAGCATTAGTACCGCAGAAAACGCTTCACATTTGTTCCTGTCTTTGATTACATTCAGTGCCTACATATCGGTCTTACCTTATGTCGCGCCCATTTCCTAATGCCT